TCCGGTTTGTCTTCGGGCTTATCTTCCGGTTTGTCTGCGGGCTTGTCTGCGGGCTTGTCTTCCGGCTTGTCTGCGGGCTTGTCTTCCGGTTTGTCTGCGGGCTTATTATCTGCGGGTTTGTCTGTGGGTTTTCTTGTTTTAACAACTTCTTCTATAAGCCATGTATTACAAGAATATCTAATAGTATTATCCTCCAAACTAGTTACACAATGGTCATGACTCCAAAATGGGGGAAATAATATTACCTCCCCCGCTTTCATTTTTAATCGTATCTTAAAATCTGGAAACATAAAAACGTTACCTTTATAATTAGAATTTAAACATATAATAGCTGTTAAACACCTTGAATGACTAATATAAATATTTTCTGAGGGGTTATTTCCGTTTTTTACTCTTTTATTGTCGGGGATAATTCCGTCACTATGTCTTCGGGTTGGTCCAATATGTTTTCTTAAATTGTAACCACAATCTCCTAACAGAGTTATATGTTTTCCTGTTATGTCTCTGTATATTTTCCCCACAATTTTAAATTTTTCTGCAAGTAATTGGTCTATTTTTTTAAAATCTTCAATATATTTTAAAATCATTTTTATAGTTTTTTTTTGGTTGTCGTCTTTTATGTCTTTTTTAATGAATTCTATGTATATTTCTTGTAATATTTTAGTTATCTGCTTTATATCTATAAAGTCGCATGTTACATTTTGTCCTCTACCCCATCTTTCTTTTCTAATAAATTTGGCTAATTTTTCATCTTTAAATATGGTTGTCAGGTTGTTAGCAATATGTTGATTTAAAATATTTTCTATTGTAATTATATTTACATTATTATAATGATGTATAATTAAAGAATTTTCTTCTTCTTGAATATTTTTAAAATGAGTTTTAATAATTTCCGGTTTAAAATCTAGAAAATTGTACGTCTTTTTGTTGTTTATTTTTAACTCGTTTTGTTGTATACCTGTTCTGTTAATATTTGATACATCAAGAGAAACAAACTCAATATTAATAAAATATTCTAACGTGTTGGATTCTCGATTAAATTTCTTTAGTATATCAAGTTCAGTTACAAAATTAAAAAAATCATAAAACCCTTCTCCCAAAATTATATAGTATTCTGAATATTCTTCTTGTGTTTTTTTTCTTAAATAAGGATTGAAATTAGAGTTTTCTTTTTTTTGTTCCATACAATCGTAATCAATATAGTCATTAGAAGCTTTCCAAACATTCAATGTTATGTCATTATTTGCCAGATTTTTAAACCTGAGTATTGTTATAGTTTTTTCTTGCTGATCGTATTTATAATATTTATGAAAATCTTTCACTTGCGTTGTTTTCATCTGTTTATTAAAATCTAAATCTTTACAGCAATAATCATACCCTATAGAAAATAAGGTTTTTTCCAATTCCCTATTAAATGTAGTCTTGTCATGTTCGTCTTTTATAAACGAAAATAAATAACTGTCAAACATTTACTAAATGCTCCGTTTATATTTTAATACAAACATACGAACTTAACGCAAGATAAAATGTGTGTCTTGCTTTTGTTTTATTATAATTTTATTCTTCAATGTCCAAACACTGTTTTATTACTTTTTCCATAGCAATTTTTGCTTTTGCCAACTCCTCCTTCTTTAACATAACTATATCCGGAATTTTCTTCTCTTCCAACCAATCTTTTGGGGGAAGTGGTGGTGTAGGTATAGGAGGTTTGTAAGAAGGATTCCTTATAGGAAATATAACGTCTTGTTTTTTATGAAATCCCCACCTTTCCAACTTTTGTGTTTTTCGAGACCTTTTACATATTTTACAAGCCTTGTCGTTGTGATTATTTTTAGCTTTACAAAACAAATCGGAACAGGTCCAACTGTTAGAACTCTTGTCTAAAGGTGAATTTATAGCTTTAAGAGCCAGTATCTTTATTTCGTCGGTTAAATCCATTTCGCATATTTTTAGTACATCTTTTGCTTTACTCATTTCTTCGTGGTTTTTCATTTACGTACCTTAAAAGGCACCTGCTTTGTCTCTTTTTCTTTTTAAATTAATACCGGAATCCTGAAGATTTGTTTGTACAATCGAAAGTAATACACGCACGCCAGAGTCAATACCATTCGCAAACCAATAGCATGCTTTCCACTCGAAAATACCAAATCCGTAGTTATCGGCATCACAATATTCGACACCCCCCAATACACCGCTCCTTCGTACAAATTCTCAACGAGGCTTATAATAAACAACGTCATCCAAAACCTCGACTGAAACTTTCGAACCAAAGCCTTGTTACGGACGCTTGCTACTCGCTTTTCCGTCTCCGATAGCTTTGTTTCCAACTCCTGCTTTTCGTCCAAGGCTGTATCCAAATGCATCTGCCTCAACTGAATTCCACGTTCTTGCTGCTCAAGTATGTTCCTCAGCTTCATCTCCTTTTCGACAGCCGTAAACTCGTTTTCTTCCAGCTCTTGTTCCAAACTCGATATGCGAGTGCAGGATTCTTCCAGCTCCCTTACCAAAAGTTCTTTGTGCTGCGATAGTGTCCGGGCTCTTTTCTTCTGGGTGGAATCCTCCCGCCTTGACGTCTTAATATCCGGGTTGGCGTTTGGAGCAAACTCGGCGGTTATTTTTACTTCGGGGTTCTTTGGTCTTGGTAGCGACGAAACGCGAATACCGTCTGCAGAGGTTTCGATTTTGCTTGCTTGGAAAAAAGTCATTTTTCAGATGTGTTTTTTTACACAGTTTATCACGCATTTTCTACGGTGTTTTCTGGTGGTCTTTTTTTAAACGCAAAAAGACTTGTGCGATACGCCCTAATACGTCCCGTAAACCACCTTTCAAATAAGATCCCAAATTATGGATAAACGCATTAAGCTCAACAAACAACACCCCCTTTCTAAAGCACCACTCCAACTTTACCAACACCAATCCGATTGCGTCGAGTTTGCTCTCAACACGCTCAAAAAACAACACTGGTTCTCTCTTGTACACGACGCAGGTCTTGGAAAAACGGCTACACTTATAGCCACTTGGACAAACTTGAGAAAGAAACACAAAAATCTCCGCCTTGTCGTGAGCTGCCCCGCTTGTACCCTCAAAGACGTATGGGAGGAACACATTCGCGTGTGGCTTCCGGAAAACGTCTCCCTTCTCGTCGTTGACAAAACGACCAAACTCGCCGAAGAACAAAACTACGACGTCATCCTCATCACCCGAAACATAGTCGCAAGAGCCTTTGTCAACTGCTGGAAATGGGAAGAGAAGTCCGTCGTATTCACCGACGCCGCAGGACGCACCCGCGAAAAAGGCTCCTTTGTCGAAAGATTCCCGTCAAAAAAATCACTCTTGTTTAAAAGCAAGCACGACTACCCTTTCCTCTTTGTAATCGACGAGAGCCACTATCTCAGAAACTACGGAGAACGCAAAGTGTGCTTACAAGCACACCACGAAATTTCCAAAAACTGTAAGTTTGCCATAATCAACACCGCAACGCCCGTGTGCAATAGACCCGAAGACGTGGCGGCACAATTATACAGCATTGCGGTTGACATTCGTGGCAAAGGATACGACTCTTTCTCTGACCAAGATGTTAAAGACACAGCCAACCCTAAGAAATGGAAAATCGGCAAGTACGTTATAGCACAAATACCTCCAACCATTTTCCAAAACAACTCCCACCGAAAAACCGAAGACATTCTTAAACTACCCAAAATATTACGCAGAACGTTCTTCTTCGAACTTCAACTCAATAAAAAACATGCTCGCATCTACAACCACCACCTTAACATCGCCCGACAAGCAAAAGCTTCCATGAAAGAAGGCGCCGACAAAGAAACGATGCTCGAACTCCTAAACGCAATAACAAAAATGCGACAGATGGTCGTTCACCCAAAACTTGAAAAACACACCGCAAAAGGTCTCACCGATTCCGTTCTTCGCAAAATAGCCGCCTCCCCTTCGCCCATGCTTCAAAATTTTTCCCGTCTCATCCACTTTCTACAAACAAAAAAAAACCACGATAAAATTATCGTGTTCGGTCTTCACACAAACAGCGTTATGAAAATCGCAATTCAAAGAATTCAACAAGATTCACCTTCCACCACTTGCTCCCTGTATTCCGGGGCTCTCAACCAAAAGCAACGAAGTGACATCGTAAAACACTTCCTTGCTCCAAGCTCTAAAAAACAAATACTGTTCATTCAAATGATCGCCGGAGGTGTTGGTCTCAACCTCGTACCCGGACCAACCGCCGCCGTATTCATTCAACAATCTTGGAATCCCATGGACCATCTTCAAGCTTACAAACGGATACACCGTATCGGTCAAAACAAAAATGTAGAAATTTACAACATCGTATGTAAAGACACCCCCGACTTCGCCATCAGCAAACTCCACAAAGACAAAATTAAAGCTGCCGACGCCGTAAACAACGCAGACAACCTAAAAGCTCTCAACGATAAACCTTGGAGAACTCAAGCTAGAGCCGTCGACCTTTGCTCTCCTGCCGCCATCGACGAAGACGAAAGCTCAGACGACGAGGATTCTAGCGACGACGAAGAATCCAGCGACGAAGAGTCTTCGTCGTCTGATGATGAATAAACAAAACTTAGAAACACAAAAAAAAAAATTTTAAAAAATCCATTTTAAATTGCGTTGGTTTTACATTCTGTGTTGTAATACTTTAAAATCTTGTCGTAGCTGCTTATATCTCTCTTGTCAGATTTGGGCGTTTTTGTTGTTGCTATTCTGCTTGTTAGCTTGTTCAATTCTTGATTTGCGGCATCTATCTTCAAAGGTAAATTCTTACAAACCTTTTTCTTACAAAAAGCCGAAAGAATCGTTTTATCAGAACGTACGTTAGATGCGTACACTGCTACAAATAACACAGATATTACTATTAATAAAGCATAGTACATATTAAGATTCTTGTATTTCTTTGTCTCTTCGTCGTAAAAATAACCATTAATAAACTTTTCATTTATTATTATTCTTATTAATTGAGACACATTAACTAATAAACCATAAAGTTTAGGCTGACTCATCATTTTATGTATAATACTAGCTTCGCTTTTGTGTACATCATTCTTGAGCTTTTGATACATTAAATACGTCAAAGAACCAACTGTTATTACATATACAGTTTCCCACACCCCCTCCGGTATTCTGTCATCTTTTATGTTAGAAAAATCCGTTAATATTCCTCCTATTAATAATATTACGTAATCTAAAAACGTTATATGCGTCGTGGAACTCAATAATTCATCTCGTTTCCCCCAATTTACTATTTCCCCACACTTTTTCATGTCGTACCCCATGCCCTTGTTATTCAACAGCTTATCAGGTATACTAAAAAATATTATCAAAACCAAAAAAATTGGAGACATTAACTGCTTTACTTTCGCTTTATTATCTTCCGAACTCAGTGCCTTATTAACTATAGAATTAAACGTATAATTAACTACATTAGTAGCTATCAACCCCACAAATTTATACCCATATCTAAAAGCTATTTTTTCTGTAACGTAAGTTTTGTAAGCCACCAACACAGACACTACCGATATTATTATCATAATGTTTTCGTACAAAAACTTCTGTCTGTCTTTTGATAAAAAACTATCTTTCATTTTCGTTAACGTTTCAATTATATACGCCGTATCCATTTAACTTATCCACATATTTTTTTTTACCAAACGCAAAAACTTAAAACAACCATCACAAACGTCAACGTACTGCTAGCTATCGCTTCTTCGCAAGACTCTTTAACACAGCCGCCTTTCAAAGACTTTTTATACACACCAAAAGCGTTAGTCAACATGATAAAAGAACCCACTTGTCCACACCACCGTAAATTACTAAACATCACACAATACCCAGTCATCAATAACAGAGAACACAAAGACAACAACAAAGCCTTATCAATCCCCCACAATACAGGAATGGTATTTATACCGCTTTGCCTATCCAATTCTATATCAGTGACGTCCATTAATATTTCTCTGTGAAATATTCCAAAAAAAGAGGCTCCCACAAGCCCAACTAACGGTAAAGAGTTTTCCACGTTTGTTATTCCGTCCAAATACGTAATGCCTCCGCAGACAGGAGCTAAACACGCCAAAAGTGCCACGGATAGAGTTTTAATAAAAGGTATTGGTTTCAGAAATTGTGTGTAGATGCTTGTAAATATTATTCCAAATATATAGATACTTTGGAGTTCATGACTTTCTACCGAACAAAATAAGCCAATTATTAACGAAATTAATAGCTTAATAGAAAAATCTCGAACTTCTCTAAACGACACGTCTCCCCGAACTATCGGATTTTTAACCGAATCGTCATTGCCCGCTTTAGCATCAAAATACCCATTTATTACCGTAGAATACACACTTATACCAGATATTATAAACATCGATGCTACGCAATCATGATTTTCCCAAAAATATTCAGTATTAGCTCCTTCAGAGGCTGCCAGCAGCCCGCCCGCGTAGAACACCATTGAAGCCGGTATGTTCTGGGGACGACTTAATTCAACGTAAGAGCCTATTTTTGGCAAATTTTTTAACGACCAAACGGAATTTAACAAAAAAAATAACCTTCTCCACATTTACTTAAATATACGATTTAAAATGGTTTCACTATTCCAACCGCAAAAACCTTTTATAATCATACTTTACAAAGCTTTCAAAAAACTCTGAATTCCCGCCAAGTCTCCCACCGACGAAAGATCTCCAAACTGTATCTTCATCAACTCTATTTTAACATACAACTCTCTTATAGCAACAGCTAATATTAAAACCAAATACATTAACCCTATAATTATGGCTCTCCAAAGCCATTTCGATAAAAGGCTAAAAATGTCCCACCCCAATAAAAGGAGTATCGATGACAATATCATACTTGCCACCGAAGAACTGATTATAAAGCTTTTCATTCCTGGTATAGGCACTTCTACATCTTCCTCGATTAAAGAGTTTGACATGTTTATTAACTATACGTTAGAATAAATTCTACCCGCCAACCTCCGGAAAAGGAACCCACACATTTTCCTCCTCCGCCCAACCCAAAAAGGCACCGTCTTCTAATCGACCTTCTACGTCCACATTGGATAAATCTTCCAACTTCAATTTAGAGACCTTCGTCTCCAATTCCTCGTTTTTTGACATCAACAACTCCACAGTTTTCTCCATCTGCTCTATGCGTTTTTTCAGCTTGCGTACTTCTTCTCCTCCCGCAGAAGGAGGAGCAGGCGCCGAAACAGAGTGCGTGGAAGCAACGCTCGAAACACTTACAGCATTATTAGGTTTTCTTCTGTTCATTTGTTATTTATTATTTATTATTTATTAGAAGCATTTATTTAGCTCTATTATGAACGAATGACCCAAATGCTTATTTTACGACTTATATTGTAAATTGTTACCTCCCGCGGAAAATTGTAATTGTAAGGCACTTTCACAACAATCATCTTAAACCTTTCCTTAACACTTTCTATAACATCCTTAACGTTTACGCCACCCAAGTACAATTCCACCTTACCCTCCTCACTATCGTATCCCGGTCCTCCCCACGGAGGATCTATGTACAATATATCACAAGCTCCCGTGCTATTCATAAAACTTTCGTTGTACACTGTAACATTATTAATATTGTACACTTCCAAATTATTTTTCAACATATCGCACCGTGTATGCTCTATTTCCCAAGCATAGACCTGTTCCGCCATTCTGGACAAACCGATAGTATCTCCTCCTACACACGCCGTACCGTCGCAAATAGATGACGGTCTTTTTCCTTTTGATAGTTTTAGGTATTCTGACATGATGACGCTGTGTATTTTAACAGAGTCGTGGGGTCGTGATATGCTGTACTTTCCGACTTTGTCTATTTTTAACGAATCCCAGTTGATGCGGGGATGTCCGCTTGGGAAGTATTGCGTGTTTTGGTGTTTTTTGAATATGAAACTTTTAAACACTCCGCTAAATTCCGCTTCTTCGGGCAACAATACGTGGTCTTCCGTTTTGTATTCCAGAAAACCTTTGTGCTCCAAAAGAACAAAACCCAACGAACAAGCAATCGACGATAACTTTCCCCAAAAAACCGGGTACTCTTTCGAAGTGCCCCGCGAATCAAAGTAACTATCCCCTCGACCAAAATCAGCAAAGAAACTTATCCCCGGAGAACCATCCGAATTCTCCGCTATCTTCAAAAACCCATTGTCAAACTCACCACTACCCCCCAACAATTCCACTATATTCGAACCATCCGGAAACGTTCCCACAAACGTACCCCCCGGACGAAGAATGTTTGACACCGTCTCCAAGAAACCAATCAACGTTTTATCATCTTTACACAAATACTGTATCGCAAACTGTATAGATACCGTGTCGTAATACCACGGAGATCTAGGAAAAGTATTCAACAATATTTCGGTCATGTTTTTATTCTCCGATGCACGCTCCAAATCCATAAATCCAAAATCAATACGCACGTCTCTCAAATTTACGTTCTTAACTCTCTGCTTCGCCTCATCCACCGCTTCAGAATCTTTATCTACCGCTGCCACATACCTATATCCCGTATGCTTCCACTTGTGTATATCTCCGCCTCTTCCGCAAGCCAATTCCAACAAGGTGTTCTTGTATTTCCATTTCCGGGTCCTCGGGTCTCTCGTGTTGTTTCCGAGGTCCGCAAATTCCCACGCTCTTTTATACAAACCGCTTTTTATGCTGTTGTGAAATTTACGAACGTCTTGGTGCTTGAACTCTTTCGCCGCTTTTTTTTCCTCTCTTTGTCGGGAACGCTCCGCTTTCAGAAAAAGAGGCTCCAATTCCGCTTGTTTCTTTTTTCCTACGGCTAGGTCTCGTGCTATATCTTTACGCATCATGTCAACTTCGCTATACCCTTTTATCGGCGGAAGCTGTTCGATGCTTTTTGCTACTTCTTCTATATCAAAATTTGCCATTGTCTTTATTGTAAATACATGCGCCAGTTCTTTAAAACTAAACCCCACCGGTATTTTTTAGACTTTCATCAAAAAATCAAACTTTTACTATTCTTAAACGTTTGATTTTTTTTGATTCACGTTTCTAATTAGTTACTTGTTTTCTTAGTTACTATAAGCCAACCCACCTCTCCCGCTAACTATCTTCAACACGTTGTAACTTACGGCATAAGCGTAGATGTTTATCTCGCAATCGCTGTTGAACGTCGGTGATGAGTATTTACCGTCGGTGTAAGTTCCTTGTGTTATGTAATAAGGTATCTTAGCGGTGCTACCTTGGCTACCGTAAACGTGGGGAGTAAGATAAGTGTTAAGATTGATTTCTAAATAAGCGTTGTCGATGCGGGAAAAATTACATGTTCCCGATGGCTGGAACTCCTCGGGTCGAAGAGCAAAAGAATAGCAATACACCGGAACTTCTGGAGCTCCCGAATGAAATTGGTACGGCTGTACTCTTCTAAAATACGAGGCAGGACGTGTAGAAAAACGGTCATGTCCGTTTATTTGTAACTTAGCATCTTTCATCCAATCGTACTTCTCCGATAAATCTCCTTCCCCAAATATTCCAAAATCAGTTACTACCCCCGAAATATTAGAGCTTCCCGAAACATAACCGCTGTAACAAGGAGGTCTTTCAATGTGAAGAGCCGATAGTGTAATATTAGTACCGTCAGATATATTTGTTGGAACACTTAGCACATCTCCTTTCTGGTAATCCCGTCCTGCTTCGGTAATCTCAAGTTTTTTCAAAACGCCATCAGTGTTTACAACTGTTAGCTGTGCTCCAGTTCCAAACGTTGTACCAGACGTGAAAAAACCAGCAGCTTCAGTCCACCCAGTTAAACGAGTAAGTCCCGAAATTCCGTCATAAAGAGCAAAATCTCTGGTGTTTAGCTTTCCCACTGTTCCATTTTCCTGCGTAGATTCTGTAGGCTCTAATACCCACACCAATTCTTTGACGGGATGGTTAAAATTCAACCTCATTCTATGCTTAAGAGTCGAAAAAGTCTCTTTTCCTTGTATTTGTAACTGGTCTATGAGGTATTCGTGAGACATCTGAGCAAAACGTTTCCTTTCTTCGGTGTCAAGATAAATGTAATCCACATACAAATTTGCTTCGAAATTGGGACTATTCTCGTTACCAAAAGTGTGAGCATTATCAATAACATCACCTGAACCACCTGTAACATGGAAAGTTCCAGAGTTATTTTCCGCATCGGCAGCAGAATTCCAGGTTCCTCCTGTTGCTATAGTCATTCCTCCAAAATTATCAGGAGGAACAATTACATCAACGTGTTTCCCCGTATTAGGCCACTCTATCAACTTCTCTATTTTTTCAAAGTTAAACACTACCTTAACTTCGTGGTATTGTAACGCTATCAAAGGAAGAGAAAGACCCGGATTTCTGTTAAACCAAAATTGAAGCGGTATGTACAAAGTCTGCTGACCGGTGACATATTTAGAATTCCAACCACCAATCCCAGCATCAACATGCCCCACCATTTCTTCGTAAGAATCCTTGTCGTGTCTTGTGTGTGTCAATTGGTCCCAAACATGAAGCCAACGCCCATTGTGCTCGTCTATGGTATCTCCGCCGAGATTGATGCGGACGCTGCTTATTAATCTGTGACCCACGTAATCTATCCACTTAGCTCCAACGGGGAGCTGAGGTAAAGTTACCTGTAAAAACATAGAGTTGATAAGATCGCCATTTCTAGATATAGTACAGGACAAGTCGCTTTTTCCAAAACCAACGGAGCCTGAAAATTGCTGCTCTATAGATTCCATAGAAAAATTAGTATGCCGCCTGTAAACTACTTTAAAGAATGTTATTTGGGGGTCACCTGTAAGGTAAACATCTTGAGCACCATAAGCTGCTATTTGTAAAAGTCCTCCTCCCATTGTATATAGTTTTATTAAAAACAAAGATTTAATTTTTAAATTTTATCCCCAAATAAAAAAGCGTTTCAACAGTTAAACTAATTTGTTGGTCTTTTGTAAAGAATGACAACCTTCAGCAATAAGGTTCTTTACACAAAAGGACACCTAAACCATCACAGCATTATACTACACTCAACGCAAACAGAAGAAACATTCAAGTTTAAGGAACCCGTTAAAAACGTAATAGCTATTGAAGCCGTTCAAGGAATAATACTAACTACCGGTACTAGTCCAAATTACTGGTGTAAAGTAAGATGTCCTCTGCTAGAAAAACGTTTAGAGGGGAAAATGGGAACTGAATACGATACTCCTTTAGCTTTAATCAATGCTAACGTTCCGTTAGCTTTAAGCCACTCCACCAGATTTTTCTCCAAACCTAAAGATTCTATCCAAGAATTAACATTATCCCTGGAAGACCTTAGCGGCAATCCATTTTCCTTAAAAGATAGCTGGATTTTGGAATTAGATATTACATCAGTAATAGTGGGGACTCACGCCGATTGGAAAAATATACCCAGCACCAAAGACGTTAAAGATAACCCAAACCAAAAATTTGACAAAGTTCACGACCATATGGAAGAAAATTTCGAAACTCCGTGGGTCCGCTCCCGAACAGACAAAAAGAACAAGAAAAAAAAAAATAACGACGTTAAAAATATTAACACCGTTAGCGGCATCAGAGACAATACCACTATCAATAATTCCACTCTAAACACCAGCAACATACTAAAAAGCAGCGTCGGTCTCCTTGGCGTGGGCACCGCTTTAGCTATGGGACTTAAATTCAAATAATCGCAGAATCTCTAATCCAACCGCTTTTTCGTCTTGCTATAAACTGATCCAAACAATGCCTATTTTTCTTCGTATCCTTATACCCTTCCTTGTACATTTCTATGGCACTTTCTTCGCTGAAATCGTAAAACGTTTCCCTGTTATACTCCTTTCCCCATATATCCGGAGGAAAACAAAATAAAGCACCCGTCTTAACCAAATCACCTCCTAATAGCATTATCCCACCATCTATACTATAGGAATTGTTGTATGTCGTCGCTATCTGTCCTGATAGCAGAGGAATGTGACTTGAAGCTATACATGCTTCTATAACGTCGCTTTTGTTCCTAAAATTGTCGACGTACTTTTTCTCTGGAAAAGGATTAAATTGCGTTATCCCTATCTTTATCCTCGAATAATCTACATTAAAATCTGTATTCAATATCATCTTTTTAGCCACATAAGGACCATCCAACCAAAAATTACCCTCCCCCAACTTTCCACATATACCATATATCACATTATCCAACTCCTCCGTACTTATATCAGAAGCTAACATCATACCACACCAACTACCAGCACTCACACCGGAATACGTATAACATTCCGTCTGATAGCGCTCTTTTAAATATTTGGCAATACCCATTTGGTAAAATACTCCTATGGCTCCTGATGTAAAGTGTATTTCTTCGTTGGAACATTTAGCTGGTTCACTTATAAAGCGTCCTATTTGTGTTATAAGGGATGCTAATAGTCGTATTAGCATGATGTTTATTTATTAAATAATAAAATATTATGACTTTACTAAACTTATGCCAAATCGAAAAATTAAATTGTGGTCAACAGAAGAAAAAATACAAAAATGTATCGTAATTAAATCTAAACTCAGAGAATTAGGTTTAATTACTGCTTATAAAGAGCAAATGATTCTATTAGATAATATTATTCAACAATACGTAAAACATGACCAAGAACACACCGGAATCATAATTTTCCCCGATTCAAATCGCTTTATGGATATCAAACTCAGAAACAACAAAAAATGGAACCCCGTTATCATAATTAAAACTAATCCTTCTCTCTAGGCTCCAAACCACCTAAGGTCCACGACAAATAATAACGCACAGAACTTTTTAGCAAAGGTTCGTAATTTATTTCCGTATACTTCACCTTCTCATTTATATACTCCAAACCCCTTTTTAACCTCGCAGAATCAACTTCAAATGAAGATTTCCACAAAGGAGACTCTATTATACTATTCACATTAAACTTCCTCATCTCCAAATCTATATTCACAGCAACAACACACAACGTCTCCGTTTTTGTCCACTCGTTCTTTAGCACAGGTCTCCACGCCAAATAAATATCGTTTTCGTTTCTGTGATACTGTAAATACCCTTCAAATTTATTTATATCGTTAAACAAATGAGAATAAGAATCCATCCTGTATTTTGCGTAATTTGCATAGTCTCCAAAACCAAACGTATTTGGAGTAGTATTTAAAAGCGTATCTATCCAAGACTTTGTTATATATGACGCTTCTCCTACAGTCAATATCTGTAAATCGTTGCTTGGATTTTCGTAAAATGTTTGCCTAATTATTCTGTTGTTATTTCCGCCACCGTTTCGTAAAGTTTTCACAGAAGAAAATGATTGAACACACGTAATATATAAAAAACACTGTATCAAGCTATACATTGTCTTTTGTTTATTAATAATCTATAAATTTTCTTTAACCCGCTTTATTCCTCAAATAAAGGCAACTTGTCTATATCAAGTTTAAATACACGATTCCCCCAATGTCTACTGTAGTGATACAGCGGCAATTTTTCAATGTTACCTTCCGAATCCAAAACACAATCCGTTTTTTTCAAGTTTTTCTTGTAATACTTACACTCTTCACTAATAAATAGAACCGCTATTTCTCCCGAAGAAGAAACTTCTATAACTTCATCCATCAATGTTTTTGGTTCAAACATTCTTAACTACATGCTAGATATTTTATACAACTTTATTACGCATTTACGATAAATCTTCTACCCACAAATCATGAGGCACTTTATTCCTCATTTCCTTTTCAAACTCCGCTTTCTTATTAATCTCTTCGTTCAACAAAGCCACCTTCTCTTCGCTCATACTAACCATCCGCATATCAAGCAAATACGCAAACTCACCGTAATCATAATACTTATTTTCCCTCAAGTATTCTACAATTTCACTCCTCTTCATTTTTGTCATATTCAAATTTCCCGAAGATACAACCTTAATGAACTTTATCTTCGACTTTGCCACACTCATTTCATGCTTCGTTTTCTTTAACAAATGGTCGTATCTCAATTTATAATACCGACTCCTAACCTTGTAAAATTCCACAAGTATCTCCAGTGGATCATTCATATGCCTTATCTCTCCTTCGGCATCTATCACGTGCATATTCGTCGCACTCAGATTACTTGTCAACTTCATATACTGCTCAAACTCATTATCCTGTTCCATTTCTTCAAACTTATCCATCACACCTCTGTCAAACAAGACGTTAATCTTAACCTCATTCTCACTTGAGTAATCGTCAAATCGCAATATATTTCCTTCCGTTTCCATCGTCTTCAAAAACTCAACGTAATCATCAGTCCACGTACCAATCGGCAATTCTGTTATCTCAACCGAATTCGCACCCGTCTTCTTCCACGCACCAATCGTCATCCACTTATTTTTACTTTTTTCGTATATCTCCCCCTTGAAATTCCTGTACCACGGTCTCAAACTCTTCAACTTAGCCGCCTCAACATCCCCGTCATGCTTTATCAATTCCAACAACTGCCCCTTCAACTCTTCCGGGTTAAATGCCGGACACTCCGTGCTAAACCCCGTCGCTATACCTCTAAACCCATTCACAAGAGCCAGGGGCAAAACCGGAACGTAATACTCTGGCTCAATGCTTTGACCGTCATCATCCAAATAGTTCAGATTCACCTCGTCGTCTCTGTCGAACAACTTTCCGCAGTTTTCTGACAAGTACGTGAATATATACCTGGGAGAAGCTGCGTCTTTTCCTCCTTTAATTCGGGTACCGAACTGACCCGAGGGATGCAATAAATTCATATTCTTCGCACCAACGAAATTTTGTGCCATGCCTACGATTGTCTCGTTCAGACTCATTTCGCCGTGATGATACGCAGAATGCTCGCTTATATACCCCGCAAGTTGAGCCACCTTTATTTCAGATTTCAGATTACGCTTGAAACATCCAAACAATACTTTCCTCTGGGAAGGCTTTAACCCATCTACCAAACTAGGAATCGCTCGCCTAACTGCGGTATTAGCAAATATTACCAACTCTTCCGATATAAACCTCGATATCGGAAAGTGCCTCTGTTTGTAATCTATTTCCAATGGATTTGCCAACGAATCTCTTATCCATTCCTTCCTCGCATCCGAATACGTTTTAGACGGACCAAACGCTTTCACCAACGAATCAGTATCCCCCACATTTTTTATCTGATAATCCAACACCTTCATCTGCTTGAAATACTCCTTCGCCTCAGATGAACTACTCGTCCCCAATCCCTTGTAATACTTCACCTTGTACCCCGCACCTCCCCTCGTGCTGTCCTTCCACGCCGTATAATCACTCGTGTTGTAAAACTCCAAAACTTCACGCCCTTTCCGCGCTTTCACTATCGGAGTCAACATCGCCGTTACAAAATTTTTTACTTCCAACAACTCCGGCCAACAACTATGAATAAAGTTTATCAACAAACCTTTTATGTGAAAACCATCGTCATCCTGATCCGTCATCACCATTATCTTACCATACCGAAGAGTACGAGTACCATCCGTATACTTTTTACCAAACTGTAAACCAAGTATACGAACTATCGCCTGAATCTCTGCGTTGTCTCCCAACTTCTTCGCCGTGACCTCCCTTGTATTTAACAACTTTCCCTTCAACGGAAATACCCCAAAGTAATCACGCATCTTCGACTCCAACCCCGATATCGCCATCGACTTCGCCGAATCTCCCTCCGTCAATATCAACGTACACTTCTGACTCTCTACACCTTGACCCGCCTTGTTCGCATCATTCAACTTCGGTATATCCGTCAATCGCCCTCGCTTCGCTTTTGGGGTCTTCAACGCCTTCATCTCACGAGCTCGAGCCATCGCCAATAACGGTTCCAGTATTCCCAACTTCTCAACCTTCTTCACAAACAAATCCTCCAAAGGCCACTTACCTCTGTAATCCCTCCACGGCGTTATCAACTGGTCTTTGCTTTGACTACTAAACTTAGGATTCGGCACAATAGCATTCACAAATACCATCAACTGCGCTTCCACCAAACGCCCAGGAATATTCAGGTCTTTATGCTTTGACGCCAAATTCTCCCCTATCTTTTTACACATCGGCTTCACCAACATATCCACGTGCGTTCCTCCATCCCGGGTGTGACATCCGTTCACCGTGGATATCTGGACAAAATCGTCATACGGGTTCGCTGCTACACAAACCTGCCAATCAGAAACTTCTCCAAACACCCGAGGCACTTCCTTCTTGTCCTTTCCAAGATAAAGATTCACGTAATCTTCAAACGACTTAACCGGTATCTTTTTACCATTTATGCTAACTGAAACTTGCTTGTCCGGACACAGTGCCGATATTTCGTACGCTCTCTGCTCTAACACAGATAGCGTTCTGTTACTCGACAACTTTTCCATATCAAACTTTGCCCAATCTGGCTTCGCCGAAATTCGAACGTACTCCTTAGATGATTGCGTACTCTTGATCTTTGGCTCTCCCCGCTCCGCCATATTGTTCCGCCAAACTTGTGTGTACTCTTTTCCGCCATTCACTATCTTTACTTCAAACTCCGTACTAAATATATTCACCGCTTTCGCTCCAATGCCATTCGTGCCCGCACCTTCTCGCTCTTCCGTATCATCGTAATTCGAACTCGTCAACATCTTACCAAACAAAAACTCCGGCAAATAACAATCCCCGCCACTATGCTTCACTATTTCTATCCCCCTACCATTGTTTTCAACCACGAAAGATTCATCCGTAAAAGTTATCTTACACTCCGTCAACGTTTTGTCACGCTTCGCTTCATCCAAAACATTCGTTATCAACTCGTCGAACAACTTGCAAACACCCGGATTATACGTTATATCTTTCAACTCCATCTTCTTATTCTCCGTCATGATCCAAGACAACTTACGAACATTAGCTGTATCGCCAATGTACATTCCTGAACGGTTGAGCACATGCTCTCTTGGAGTAAAACTACGGTACTGGTCTTCTACACTTCGTTTGGGGGATTTCTTAGTTACTTTACTTGCCGGCATACTTGTTAAAGTTTATAAGTACTCTCTTTTTAAGACCTTTTCCGGGGGTCACTCCCCAGGGGTTTTTTATAGAGACTACTTTTTCAAATAAAATGCCAAACATCCACCCAACACCGCCATAATTACAATGAACCTTATGGGCTTCAATAGGTTATGTTGATTTTTCTCGTCGGACCTATTATTTTCCCCGTCGGACCTATTATTTTCCACGTCGGAACTTTCCATTTACACACTTCAAACAATTTTTATTATATCCATCAAACTCTCAAAATCACCCGAGTTTATCTCGTAATCTACAAGCATTTTTCTCGACTCTTCTTCGCTAATATGCTCGTCCTTATGGTCCTTATGGTCCTTATGGTCCTTATAGCCTTCTTCCACCAACCTCGACTTCAACCTTATTATCACAAACTTACTTCCTCGAATATTCGTCAACGCTTCTTTTTCATTGTCAAATCTTAAATCATCTACCACTACTCGCTTTGGATACCCTTGTGCTTCGTACTCCGCTATATGTTTTACCGTCTTCCTAGCAAATACATTTTTATCAACAGAACGCATAGCATCTCCCAGCGTTTGTAGCAATTTTCTATCCTTTGCGGTGTGCTTCATTTCGTAATATTCTACCGCTATTTCTTTCAAACCCCTCGCAAAACTAAACACCTTATACCCGTGATTCTTTTCCAACCACTTTGCCATATAACTTTTACCCACCCCTATTTCTCCTATAAATGCCACCCTATTCTTAATGCCAGAATATAGTGGCATGAGGAACTATTATTCCTCCATGCTTTTTTTCTTTAACCCTTTCACTTTTTATTCGATTTATTCGGTTTATTCGAATCTATCGCCAAATAATCTGCTTTCTCGTTGTCCTCATCCCCCGAATGTCCACGACACACCCAGTTCAAGTAAATACTTCATCGCTTCTTTATACAAAGGCTTCAACTTTTCATTCTTTACTTGCCATTTACCACTCATCTGCTGAACTATCAAATTACTATCAGTATACAACACTATCCTATATTTTGTATAGTTTCAAGTATATTATCGGAATCATATATAGCACGTCCAATAATTATAATATCAGGCATATCATTATTACTAATATTATTAATGTTTCTATATTTTTGGTCGTCTATTGTTTTATCTTCAAAACTAATACCAGGTGTAAAGTTTAATAAATTTTTATAGTTTATATTTTTTTGAGTTATAAACCCAACAATGTTATCATTATTATTACATAATTCTAGGCAATTATTAGTAATATCATAATTATTATTAGACATATTTACAACCAATAAAATACCCGCGTCTATTTTTTTAATAACGTCGTCGTTTACAAGTCCGTGAACAGTAACTAAATCTACCCAGTTCTTATAAAAAGAAAACTGTTTTTCAACTATATACGATATATCAAAAAATTTCCTGTCTTCCATAATCATAAATTTTAAATCATTAGATAGACGTGTCAAATCATGTATAAAATGCTCTGAAGTATATTTTTGTGTGAATTTATAAATATCAAAATGGATTTTACATATCACGATATAATTACCAATTTGTTTAACTATTTCTATTACTTTGTACGGGTTATCTATATCTGCTGAAAAACATAAATTTGTTTTTTTTTTAGTTATGTAATTTCTGAGTTTATTAATAATTATATCTGATTTGCTCATTACTATTTAATTTTTATTTTTTTAAATAAAATGTTCATTTCTGATCTCCGCTCTTCAATTCATCAATACGACCCTTAATTTTAACCTTTATTCGATTTATTCGGTTTATTCGAATCTATCGCCAAATTCGCCAAATAATCTGCTTTCTCGTTGTCCTCATCCCCCGAATGTCCTTTTACCCACTTTATACTCCACGACACACCCAGTTCAAGTAAATACTTCATCGCTTCTTTATACAAAGGCTTCAACTTTTCATTCTTTACTTGCCATTTACCACTCATCTGCTGAACTATCAAATTACTATCAGTATACAACACTATCCTATCCTCTTCTTTTATACCTTCTCGCACCAAATATTCTAACGCTAAAACAACTGCCGTATACTCTGCCACATTATTTGTTGTGTTATCTCCTACATAATAATACAGATACCTCTTCTTTTTACCTATGCGATTTATTACCGCTCCTGCTCCCCCCGGACCCGGATTTCCACGACAAGCTCCATCCGTATACAACTTAATAGACATACTTATTATATAATAAAGATTTTACTTTATATAATATTTTCCCTCACAAACTTTTCCCAATTTTCAACTCTTCGCTCTCCTTCTTCCTGAATAATATGAGAACCGTCTTCTTTTACAAAAACTATCGTGGGATACTGAACTATTTCAAACTTTTTCAACAACTCCGGCGGAGTTTCACTTTCTTCGTAATTTACAACATCTACCAGTCCTTTAGATGTAAGTATCTTCTTTTCTTCTAAAATATCCCACTCCTTTTTTTCACCTCCTTTTCCTTTTATTCTACTGCAGTGACCACACCAATTTGCCCAAAATAATATTAACTGCGGTCCTTTTCTATTTTCGAAATGCGAAACCTTGCTCATGTTTCTATAATTTTCATAACCCATCGCCACCCACAAAATTAACATTAGAGCCACCAATATCTTTCTGATAAGATCCATTTCTTTCATTTACTATTTACCTACTTTTTATTTTTCATTATCCACTTTCCAACTCCGCTCTCTCTATACACTTCTCTCAAAGAACGTCTACAACAAACATCTTCATACATGTAACTTCTCCACGGAATCTCAACCGGACACTCTACATCTTTATAATCTCTCCTCCTCATCATCTTATATAACGCCATTTTGTAATGTATTAACCTTCTCGGTTCTATAACATCGTTGTTAATTCTATTAATTCTATTAATTCTATTAATTCTATTAATTCTTTTACATCCTGCTCTATCAAAAAATAACACCTTTGCTTTCTCTGTATCTGTTGCTACAAACCCAGAAGTTATCCCAATCATAATACTACACAGAAATACCAAAAACATTTATTATTATTATTAATATTATTATTACATTTATCACATTTCCTTAAATATCAACCCTCTTTTAATTCTATTCGGAAAGTATTCAAAGCACAATCCATATATAACACATTTTCCTTACCAAGACAATCACAATATAATACATACCGCACTTCTCCCGCATCTTCAAACGCTTCAGATTTTTTATACACATACCCAACTATACCAGTTATCAAATCTCTCAAATACTTTTTCGTACTCGTTCTTATTATAGCTCCTTGTTTCATATTATTATTACATTTTACACATTTCTTCTCCAAATTGTATATCTGAGGCGTATTCAAAAATTTTACAACGTGCGTCTGTTCTCTATCATTCAATCGTCTACCGTCTATTTCCTCAATTGCCTCCACATTCTCTATTTCAAAACTTCTCATTAACTCATTTTTTCCAACCGTTTCCATAGACTCTAACGATTCCAAGAAAAACTTATCATCTTTTACTATTATTTTATCATTCTTTTTTAACGATCTTATAAATTTACCACTTTTTAACCTATATATATAATTACCTTTACCAACTTCCATTTAATTCTATACTAGATTCTTTTTACACAAACTTTTCCGCAACCTCGCTCGTCTTATACCTTATTACTACCAAACCGCTACCACCTTTTAAAGCAGGCGGGCTTAGTGCTCCCCCTCCACCTCCGCCTTTTCCGTCTTTTCCGTGTTCCGGTAGTCTCGGATCGGTTTCTGGTATTTTACTTTGGCTATTTCCTCCTCCACCGAGACCACCTCTAAAAGAAGGAAAAAAATATAGACCACCACTTGTTCCTGCCCCACCCCCACCATAATATAACAACTCCCCCGTCTCAATGTTGCTAGTTATACCTAGACCTCCATCACCTCCGCCTCCAGATACGGCTAGATAACCATCTATATCACTGGAAGACCAATAATCCCAATATCCATCTTTTCCTTTTCCTCCCGCCCCTCCTCCTCCCCCCCCTCCTAACGTTCTACCAGAGACTACTTTTCCTCCTCCACTATTCCCGTAGGCAATAACACCGGAAACAATTGTTTCAGAACCGCCAGTTAAAGTAGTAAGAGCATTAGATGAGTTGTAATATTGAGCATCAGCTCCTCCAGAACCTCCTCCTCCAGAACCTCCTGCTCCAGAACCTCCTGCTCCAGAACCTCCTGCTCCTCCCGCTGGAGCTATTATAGTAGTGAAAGTTGTTCCGTTAATTTTTAAATTGTTATCAACTTTGCTTACTATATGAGATTCTTTACTTCCAGCCCCAACTCCTATTTCATAACTACCCGATGTAAATGTAATACCTTCAGCCATTACTACTCCTCCTCCTCCGCCTCCGCCTGCGTATTCACCATATCCCCCGGAACCACCTCCACCAACTATTAATATGTCGCACTTTATCTCTTTTTCTGGAACCTTAAATGTATACAACGTTTGATTATTATCAAAATTATGAACATAATTATATACAAATTTATGTACTGTGTATTCACTACCTATCGTCGCAGTATCACCATCATAATACGTGTACACGTATCCCATATCTTTAGTTAAATCTTTACTGCCATTTATTCCACTTATAAAAGTCGTCGGTTTCATGTTCATACCCAAAATACTATCTATATGTAATTCTACATAAGGTAAAATACTTTTTTCATACGGTTCATCAAAATAATACATACCCGTAGCCGCACCTGTTACAGCTAACACCCCTTGTAACGTCGTGGCATCGCCAACATGGTGTGTTACCGTAGTTATCCCGAGCATATCATTTATTCCCGTAACGCTCGTTCCGCCCATGTAATCGAATGAAGACATTGGAACAAATCCACCTGTTATACTGCCTAAACCTTCCACCGTAGTCGCACCGGTATTCTCAAGTTCGTCTGGATCGTTGTGATAATGGATTATGCCATCTTTATGATCTTCGCTGTGTATTATATAAGCGAATTTTACTATTTCGGGTAATTCTGTACTGCCTATTACTCCGTCGGTTGCCGTTGCCGTTGTTTTGTCGATCGTAATACTGTCAATTTTAACGCATCTTTCGTCCTGTATAATTACTTGTTGGTCTGCTTTTCTTGTATCTAAGTTATACAACTTTGTTATATGACTAGTCCCATGAATAGGTTTGAGATCGTAATCTATTTTGACGTTGCCTTCGTCGTATTGTTTTACATATGATATATGGTCTTCGTAATACCATTCCGTATTACCGAGCTCAAAATGATGGAACACGGTAACGTCTTCCCATTTATTGTCGCTGATATCGTAATCATGCTGAAACGCTTCTTCGGTTACATCGTTCTGGTTTTCCGCAGCCTGCCGTATATCGGTGTCCTGATTTATCTCATTCTGGCGGGAGGGGTCGGCGGGGATCTCTGCCCTTTGCCAGGAGCCTGGTTCTTCTTGCTGGTCACCCCTCTGCACTTCGTGCATCTCGCGGTATCGCCAAGCTCTCGAGCGATTGCGCTGACGGTACCGTTGCCGAGAGTGATCGCCCCACCCTGGTTCATGCTGTCTTGCTTCATGCTCGTTCCTCACATAGTGGTGGCTGGCAGTCCATTGTTTCCGCCCGTTATTCGGGTTAACGGGTCCGTGTTGGTGATCCCATCGTCCCCCAAAATGCCCCTGCCACTGCCGCCACCCGTTTGCGTGCTGCTCTATCTGCTTGGTTATTCCTTGCCACACCCTCGTGCGAAGGCGGGCGATGCGATGGTTCTGCACGTCCCCGCGCGGGAGGTACGTGTTCTCCCCCGTCGAGCGGCGGTCCTGGCGACCTGGGCTTTCGGTGCGGTTTCGAACTCTGTAACTTCTTTCTTCGTATTTTACTTTATGTAAAAGAGTTTTGGTTTCGTAGTGAAGAATTCCAATTCTCTCATTTCCTGATACATCGCCACCTGTTGCTTCAAATGAGCGCTCCCAGATTCCATTTGGTGCTCCTCCGCTGTCGTTAAATAAATCATTATCATGATCAATTTCTGTCCGACCAACGGTTGTGGTCTGTGAGGTACTCACTATGTTACTGAGGTCAACCGTCGTGGAATTAAAGGTAGCCACTGTATCTTCAACAACAAAATCATTCAATGAATCTAATCCGTCGGGATATAGTTCCCACATCTCATCGTCATTTTCTTGACCTAGATTGTTTACATACCACGTATCAAAATTTGTAATATCTTGTCTTGCATCGTTCTGCAACCCAGTAGAATTCTCTTCTTGTCCTGTGCCTTCTTCAACAACAAATTTATCTGCTCTAGAGTAATCTCTAACCGTTTCCTTGCTAGTAGACCATTGACCTTTATCATTCATTGCCAACTTATCCCATCGATACTTGCTTACGTGAGTGATGAGGGTATTACCCTCCGTAGCACTATTATCCTCGTGTGTCTCGTGAGAAGTTCCGTCTTGTACACCCAAGCAATTTTTTGCTCCCATATTGTATAAATTTACAATGTTAAAGTAAGCAGTTGTCGAGGCGTCTACGACTTTATGAGGAACGCGACCCGCAACAAGTCCCGCCATCTTATGATTAGACTCGTACTCGCTGTGATGGAAATAAGAGGGAATTAATGATGTTGAGTCCAGGTGATCAAATTGAAAATTATATTGTTGTTGGTAGGGCACGCCGCTAAGAAATTCTAAAATGCTTCCGTCAATTGCTAGACTCGTCGAACCTGCAAAAGGTGCAATGACACCTTCACTTTCTACAAATTTTGCTACATGACTGTCTGCAGCAGGGTCACCCGTAACGTTGATTTCCCCAACACTGCCAAACTTTTTTAGTCCTTGTATATCTATTGATGGAATTTCTCCGTCTTCATATTGATATTGATAGGGCCACACTATTTTATTCCAATTCAGATCCTCATCCTGTCCACTGTTTATTGTCCATCCTGTGGCGTATGTCTGTTGTGTCATATCCTGTAACGCACCTTTAAAGTTATCTACATTACTATAGCTGGAAGCAAACGCAATCGCAATCGAACCAAGCGGACTATCGTACGCAAAATGCTCATAATCGCTATTCTCGATGGTGTAGCCGGTTACAGGTAGTAATTGACCAGCGTTTACATTAATACCACCAGCCCATCCAACAATATCGTTACCCCCGGTTGAAATGGGGTTTGCAATATAGTCGCCAACGTCATCCGCCCCAGGGTCTAACCAATCGCTATCTGGTTCTCTAAAATTGTAGTTATATTCATCATCCGAATCTGAAGAGTTATTGTCGGTTCCACTGGCTACGTCATCGACGTCCTGGGCCTCCATTTGTGCTCCGGCATTATCGGTCTCCGTGATACTAATGGCACCGGGTGCATTGTCAAAGCGGTTCAATGGTTCAATCTCCTTCTGCGGCGCGTCGAAGCCGTTCGTGGATAATTGTGTTCCTAAATCGAGGTTATTTAGACTATAAAGATTTATCTGCGTAAAACTCCACCCGTACTTTCCAGGATTACTACCACTGTTGTTAATACCCTGATAAAATCCGGTTACGTTATCAGTGCCGTCATCGAGATTTAAAAAAGTGGTGGGATGCACACCGGCAAAAGCAGAAGCATGTCCTATATAATTATCTGAATAAGCGGTGGCAGTATTCCCAAGCGTGGTTGACATTACAATGGGAAGAAACTCTGTAATCGTGTGTGTCGCTAGTGGAGGTATGTAGGTAGTGGCGAGGTGGGTTGTCTGGGTTCCAAAGTTATTATAATAAACTTTATTAGGATCCGTGTTTGGTGTAGTATTTAAGGCGTCCTCTATGTCAGGGAGCACACCATCATTGCTCTGTGCTGCCCCTTGAAACCCGGCACTTGACAGACCAGTTGTAACGGGTCCATTATTCCAGTCATAAATGTTCATTAAAAAAGTGTTGCCGCCGAGATTGTAGCGGTCCATGAGAAAGCCGGTGCTGTGAGTTGTTGCAAAGTCGTCATACCCCCAATCAGGTGAATCGACGAATAAGGAGGGGGCAATACCTTCGTGATTTTGCCAGGCTGCTAAGCTTGTTGCTAATTTCGTTATCTGAACGGTTATAGGCTCCGCAGAATTATCATAATTTTCGTATTGTTTTACGTAATATGCTCTATGACTGGTAGACTCGCTAATAGGTAATCTCATGGTTGTTGATGCGTCATACATAGAGTGAGTGTCAGGATACTGTACATTATACTGAGATATCCACGTGTTATAATCGGGACCATTGATACCTGTGAACCCGGCATCTGGAACTGGTACAAAAGTGACCATGCTTGTTCCTTCGAAAGCAGGCAATGCTGTAGAACTTGCATTCGTCCATTCTGCTGTACTGTCGTACTTAGCCCACGTAATATTCGTAACTCCAGAATAATCATACCATTGTGAGGAAGATACCGAATCAGTCTCACTATTAATACCGGTAACTGTAAATAAGGCTCCTAAGAAATTATCCCAGCCAGAGGTTAATGTGATAGAATTAATAGAGTCAAAATAACTGTCTATACTATTCTGGATGCTAGTCACGTGGGAATCTCCCAATACGTGTATCTCAGTTAGTATAGTGGATGCCGATGTAATGTCGTACTGGTAATGTGTATCGCTGAAAAGATTACTACCAAACGTTATCTGTGTACTGTCGTCAATAGCTGGTATTAAGTCTCTATCATAGTTGGCGTAATTATAATTATATGCGGATGAAGTTTCTCCTGTCCATCCGGAAATCGGAGCAAACGCCGTCGCCGACTCCCAACCTATTTTCCTCCTCCTTATCGCCTTTTCGTTATATAGAAAAGTTGTAGCACCATTGGTGGTGTTAACTCCATACCAGTTGCCCCAGCCCGTGACATTGGTGGTGGAACTAGTAGTAATACCTGTTTCCCCGTGACCGCCGAAGAAAGCAAAACCAAATTTGGTGATGTCGTGAATACCTGTGAGATGGGTAAATGCGTTTTCTTTCCATGATTTAAGCGAAACTTTTGGAACAATTCCGCCGTGCCAGCCTGAAATCGTGAGATTTGATCCAATAAACTCTCCAGTACCTCCAGTAACGCCTTCAACGTCAGTAGAACCGAAAGCTATAGTTGCTAAGTCAATATTTGCTTTGTAAACATGAACGTGATTTACCTCGTCGATTCCGGAAACCGAACGTTGAAAATCTGCAAGATCCGCACTGTCATAATCATCATTAACTAGTGCCGCAATTAAAGGTGCACCAAATGCGTTGGCACCTGACGTAACATTTGTACCTGTCAAACCGTATATTTTACCAAGTAATCCGTGATCGTTTTGCCAACCTGTAATTACGTTAGAATATTCTATTCCCCACACATTCCCCGCCTGATCTAATTTTTCGGAATGATCTAAATAAATAGGCTCGAATAAATACGGGTTTTTGTAATCAAAGTTGGTATCAATATTTGATGTCAATCTTACGCCACTAATATCATTATTTAACCAAGTAACAGAACCTATAGGCATCTCTGTCTGATTTCCTGTAGTACTAAACATACCATCCGCATAGTTTCTGTTAATGTTTGCTGTAAGAATGTCATTGCTCTCGCGATCGTCTTTCCAAGAAAGAGACATGGAAATATTTTTCGTTAAATCCCACTCAAACCCAGAAGATCCCGACGAACATTGAATTTCAAAATAGTACCCAGTATTATAAGCCAACCCTTCAGCATGAGGATATTTGCTCATACCGGAGGGTGTACTGGTGATAAAATGGGTACCGGTACTGGTTATTCCCATATTTCCACCTGGATTATAAAAACTGGACCAATTGTCTTCCTTTATTTTTATCCAATTTAAACCAATAGTGTTTATTAGTGTATTAGTTCCCGAAATCTTAATCTTGTCGCCTGTCCTATAAGAATAGGGTCCGTATATGTCTAGTCCGTTATATTCTTCGGCGGTTTTGTTACTACTACTGCTGACGGTTGGACTAACGAGCGATTTTAATGTTTTGTAATATCCGTTATCGTGATCGTAGAGAAGAATACTAGAAGTAGTACAATTCGAAATTTTCAAACTAATTGTACCATTCGCAAAACTTGATAGGTCTTTTTCTATTGATATATCATTTTGATTATCAGAACCACCTTGACTATGTATCATAGGGTATTTTGTAGGATTATCGAACCCTGTTAATGTGATGGTAGAGTCATATTTATCGGAGCTTGATATTGTTGAATAGCCGGATAAATTGTAAGTGAAACCGTATTCGTATAATTTTTGTTGAAATTCTTCTTTTTTCCCATTCCAATTATCTCCGTAAAAATCGTAAGTGATTATCTTAGAACCTTGTTTTCTTTCGTAAAATCTTATTCCGCCAAACACAAAGTTGTTATAATCTTCAAAATCTATTAAACCAGTCGTGGTTGTAGTTCCAGGTTCCTTCCAAGTAGAGGTTGCTCCTATTTGGTCATTATTACCTGTTACCATCCAATATCCAACAGGACCAAATCTATTTCCATAATCTACGAATCCAAATTTCAATATTTCAATTATGTACCACGAATAGTGGTCAAACTTATTTAATTTAAAACCTTCTCCCCATTTACCTGCTTGTTGGTATATAAATGGGTAATCTGTATTATTATAAAGTACGTCCCAGTCGTTGTTTAATTTATTAATGGGTAAAGGTTTATGAAATATTAGTTTATCGTCATCGTTTATATTTTTTATTTCACTTGACAGTGTTATTCGTGTGTCTCCCTCCTCAACTTGAGTAATTACGGGAATTTCCTTCAAATCAAATAAATTGATTTTGGAAATATTTACATCTTCTTTAAAATCAAATTTATAATACTGATAATATTCTGGATTTGCTATAAAGAAATCTCTGTAAGCAAATCCATGTAATGTTCCATCAGTTCCACCACCAAAACTAGTATTGTTCCAATAAGTCGAATCTTTTTTTTTTCTATTGTCTATTTCAACCCAACCAGTTGTTCCATTAAGACTACCCTTTAATGTCCAACTCGACGGTGCGTTTACGTGTTGAGTATAAGAAGAAATCCTGTATTTTACTATATTTTTCGTGCTATCTAGTTCCAATTCTAGATCTTTAACGGTGGACACTGTTAAAGTAGCATCAAAATTGTTATAATCTTGAATAATAGTATCTCCTGTACCAACCACAGTACTACTACCATCTACTAACATTATCGTCGCAGCATTTGGTACTTGGCATACATACTCGTTAGTACTATGTAAAATATCAAAATTTTCGTAGTTAAAACCAGTAATTGTAGATACACCCTCGTTAAATTTATAAACTCTCATACCTGTAAGCTCGGTACTACCAATAATACCATCATAACCTATAATATTGGTATCATTAGCAGCACTAGTAGAATTCGCCAAAGTTAAATTTTCGTATTTATCGTCGGTATTTCTTCCGGGATAAGTGTTAGTCCCGTATATTTTCCAAGCGATAGGTACCCAACACCCGCTATTGGAGGTTGTTCCAGTTATGTCTGGACACCCTATATCAAAAGATACAAACCTTTTAGGTTCTGGAGAGTTGAGAACCAATCTCCAAGGAACAATCCCGGTTACGCCGCTGTCGCCTCCTATAGGATATTGTTTAGCCCAACCATTTAAGTCGTATTTGATGTTATATTGATTTCCGGTAATTTTTGTATTTCCAGATATGAATAGCAAGCCATCAGGAGAAGTTAAACGGGCAGAATCTGAAGGATACCCAAGTTTATTATTAAAAACAAGCCAAGGTTTTCCGCTAGCGTACTGATTACTTCCTAAATTTGTAGAAACTCTACCAAATGTCAAATTATCCCAAACGTGATTTTCAAATTCGAATTTATGATACCCTGTTATTGTATTAGTTCCAGTTGAATAATTGTTTAAACCAGGTAACCAAATAGAAGTGATGGCACTATTTCCATAAAATCCTGAACTAAAAGTTGTTCCGTGTGTTTTTTTAGCTCCAGAAAGATCGTCCATTCTGTAAACTAGAGCTTCTCCCGAAACATTCCCATCATCATGATAATCGTAGATGTGTTTTGTATTTTTAATATCAACTTTGTAATCATTAAAATCAGCCTTATCGTTAGTTCTATATCTTATTTTATCAACTACAAAACTGCTACACCCGCTAATAGCGTCGTAGCCTGTGACATCTTTAGAACCTATAAGAAAATATTTTCGTTCGTGATAAGTACTACTGTTTTCTAAATATCGAGGATGTGGAAATTTTAATTGTTCTATAAAAACGTCTCTATTGTACGAAGTTTTAATTAAACCATTATTAGTTTTTTTATCTAATATACCCAGAGAATCATCACCGCCTGTCACAATAGCATCTCCATCAAAGGAATTTTCATTATTACTCGTCCAAGTTTGAGAACTTATGACGTCGAGGTCTAATATTGGTAACCAACCAATACTCCACGATTTACCATGGAAGACGTCTTTTATACGTATAGGACCTGTTAGGGGAACCTTATCTGGATATCCAAGAGGTTTATTTCTGTAGTCTGTTATTTTAATATTAGCAGGGTTAGTATCAGGGTGTATTTGATTTAAAGTCGAACCGCCGTTTAGATTAAGAGAAAATTTATTATATTCAGCAACTATCTTGTCACGAATACTTATATCAGTGTCAAATTGCATTATATTTAACAAATATATATATATTTATATTTAATAATTATACGATAATTCTAATATAATTCTATACTGTTTTCTATAAAATTAAAGATGGTATGGCACATATTAACTAAAGATAACTCTGTAGACGTTCCATCAATGGTTAATAATTTGTTTTTTTGATAATTATCCAACCAAATATTATGATAATAATCACAACTTTTTAGATAATCCAATGTAATATTTTCTTCTCCTTTCCTATTTCTTTTTACAACACGTCCTTTACAAATTTCCGGTGACGTGCGAATATAAATAAAGTGATGTTTTGCCAGTTTATTCTCGAAATAATCAAACCACATATTGTAAATCTGGTACTCCACATCTTGTATTTTCCCTGTATCATATAACATCTTAGCAAAAACATTACAATCCGTAAAAACACTTCTTTCGCAAATTATAATATTATCGGTATTTTCTAAAGCTGACGTTATCTCATTAAGACGGCTAATGTAAGCTAACATCTGAAAAGAAAAAGAATATTTATGCTGATTTTCGTAGAATAGTTGAATTATATTTTTTCCAGAACTCGGTTCTTTTATATTTTCCCACCGCGAAACTGGTTCTTGTAAAAATACGACATTTTTCCCATTTATAGATTTGTCATCAAAATGTTGTTTTAAATAATTGACAAGTGTAGACTTACCAGAACCAACATTACCTTCAATACTAAAAATCATAATTATTTATGATAGATATTTAGCTCTAAATATATGTAAAGACGTATTTTATATAAAATATTAATGAACGAAACTACCAACTTAAATATTATTAATGACATGTTTGACACACACAAAGATAAACTTTACGATCTTAGTAATATTAATATTGTAGATGACGTTTTTAATAAGAAGGACCAAGAGGAAATATATAAATTGTGTATAAATGATAAATATTATTACGGAACAAAAGATAATAACACCCAAAAACTACCAACAGGTTTAGTTACAAGACATATTCACAGTGAAAACTGTGATTATAGTTGTATAAATATTAGAGATGAAAAAGAGAGAAAAAAAGATATATACGATTATTTCAATACTAAAGTTAATTATATATTACCTAAAAATTTTCATTTTACACGTTTTTGGATCAACTTTTTTGGTCCAGAAGAATATCCCCAATACCACGAAGATTCTCATACTAACAGCGACTTATCACTCTTATATTACCCAGGATTACCAGAAGATGAATATATAGATATTGACGAAGGCGGTGAAACTCAATTTCTAGATATTAAAACAAATACTATTATTGGAGTACTACCTATTCCAAATAGAATGGTAGTCTTTCCTTCTATTATTAAACATTGTGCCAAACCTTATAGGAGTGAAAATCGTCTAAGTATTGCTACGATGTTGAAAGAATGTCAATTTTGTAAAAGTATTCAAAGTTAATAGTTAAGAATTAAATTAATGTTTGAAACTATACCTTTTTTTTTTGATAATGAAGATGTTGAAGACTTAACCGAAGAGTTGTATCATAAAAAAACAGTACACTTTAAATTTAAAAAAAATATAATCAACGGAAATGTTCATAATGTTAAAAAAAATACCGCAATTTATAATTTATTTTCAGATAATGAATACCTGGAACCGGATTACGATATTATCAATATTAGAATAAAACTATATTATCCAACACAAGAAACGGTTTATTGTAAAAATAAGCCTAATTATAAGACAATGATATATTTCGTTCCTATAAATAATCGAGATACAGATTTAGCAAATTTAGATGACGAAGGAGACGTAGGTATTTATGATAGTACAAGTGATAAATTTCTTGTGTTTCCGAGAATCAACAATTTTGCTTTAATGTTTCCATCGAATCATGTATATAATGTAAAACCTTTAAAAAACAATTGGTCTTATGTTATAATTTTAACATTATCAAAAAAGGATAATAAAGGTTGATATCTATTTTAATTTAAATGGAACTGCCAAGCGATACCAAATCTTCTGACGACGAAATTTATGGGCTTGTATTTGAAGATCAGGAAAATTCCGAAGAGGAAGACGAGGAAGAAGATGCACACGAAGAAGTTTATGAAAAATTTTTAAATAATAAGATCTCAAAATCTGATCTAAAAAAAAAGTACGAGAAAAAACGTTTAGAAATATTAGAACATCGGCACAATATTATTAAGAATACTCCAAATATTTCACAGAAAATTAAAAATATCCTTGTTAAAAATAATGTTTATTCCGAAGATAAACAAAACGAAATCTTCCATCTTGTTCAACAACTTAAATTTGGAAGTAAAATAACTGACGGTACCCAAATAGAAGACGATTATCCTCCTCACGTCGGAGTTCTTGCGGAAATTACTAGCTCCAAAGAGCCATTAGCTTTGATAATGCTTCCGGAATTAAAAACTGTAATACCAGAAAACTACACTATTAAAAGACTATACGTTAATTTGTTTACACCTCGTGAAAAACCACGTTTTCATACAGACAGTGCAGATATAACAATAGTATACTATCCTAATAATAGTACCAGTTCTTACGAACCAAATAACGGTGGAGAAACACAATTTTACAATCATTATAACAATACAATATTAGGAGTAGCTCCTGTACCAAACAGAATTGTAAGATTTGATAGTAAAATTATTCATTCTCCTAAATCTTTCAAAGGGCAATGTAGATATACCATTGTCACCTTATTGATACATAATGACAATATAGCTAGGCACGAAAAAGAAATACTTTTCAAAAACACTTAAAAATATTTTTCTTTTCTTTTTTATAATGATTAAAGAACCAATGTCACCTACCACCAATAACGGTCGAGGGGCAAGTAACTCTACTTCAGAAGGGTTGGTTGCGCCAAGACAAGAAGAACAAAGCGGAGACAATAAGAAAAATTATACCTGTCTTTCCATTGACCAAATTGATCCTGATGAAATTAGGCGTTTTACAACGCCGCACATGTCAAGGAAAGATATAGAAAATATAATAGGGTTTAGACCCAGAAAAATAGATATTTTTAGACAAGCTTTCGTTCACAAATCTATTCTAAGAATTATTAAACTGTTGCCAAAAAATGATGTACCTGAATATATGTTCGAATCAAACGAACGGTTGGAATTTGTCGGAGACGCAGTTCTTTCTAATATCACTGCCTTTTATCTTTACAACAAATTTCCACAAGAAGACGAAGGATTCTTAACTAAAAAACGTTCCAAATTAGTTGACACTAAAGCTCTAAGTAATTATGCCAGGAAAAAAAATCTAGGACAACATATGCTAATGAGCCGTCATCTTATTCAAATGGATGGAAGAAATAGAGATAAAATGCTCGAAAATGTAATGGAAGCTCTTATTGGAGCTATATACATAGATCTAGGTATAGAACACGTCACCAATTTCGTACACAACCTTTTCGATAATTTAACCAACTGGGAAGAAGTTCTTAGAGATACTAACTACAAAGACCAAATCCTACGCTTTTGTCAAACCAATTCTATGGAATTGCCTATATACGAAATTAATAGCGTAGAAGGTCCGCCTCACGACAGAACCTTCGAAATGAAGATTGTCGTGGGAGGGAAAATCCTCGGGTTCGGTTCCGGTAAAAAGAAAGGCGATGCCGAGCAAAAGGCAGCTCAGCAAAGTTTGTTGTTGCTTAAAAAATAAAAAATGTTATCAACAAAATAATTTTGGACGGGATTTGAAAAATAGTTATTCTGCTGCTTGCGGCTTTATAGCTTTTTTCTTGTATTTGCGTTGTATTTTACTTGCCGCCTTATTTTTCCACCTATTTTTTACTAGTTTTCCCACTCCACTTCTCGTATTCAAGATGCGTTGTATTCCACTAATTTTACCTCGTTCTTCTTGTATTTTTCTGCGAATTCTTTCTGCCAAATCTTTAAATTCTTGAGCTTGAAATAATTTATTTGCTCGAGTTGTTACATCATCACTCGAACGGACGTTTTCCAGATTTATTACGATCTCACCTAGACGTCTATAAACACCTTCCAATTTAACAATTTCTTCTTCTAAGAGCCGGATCTTATCTGCGTCACCAGTTGAGCGTGCGATTTTCCTATTGTGATCATTCATAATATCTATAAACTCTCGCTTAAAATTACGCATTGTTCTTCCCGCTCCTCCCGGAGGAGGTGTCCTTGAACGCCTTGTTCTTCCCGCTCCTCCCGGAGGAGGTGTTCTTGAACGCCTTGTTTGCGGAGGAGGTGTTCCTGAACGCCTTGTTGTAGCCCCTCGTACAGATGGTGTTCGAGATCTTCTAGTTCCCCGAGAAGCTCGCGAAACTGACGATACGCTCGTCGTCGTATCTATAGGTGCAACTCCCCCGAGTGGAGTACCCGTTTCCTCTATAGTCCGTGTCACACGCTCTCTTTGGCTACCATCGAAACGTGTGGGGCGCGAAAGAAAATCTTCGGGGGCATCATCGTGAGCATCATCGTGACGATGCAAAAAAGTCATACTTTCGGGACTATCTTCTGTTACGTGGCGTTGGTACCCTTCTGTATTTCCCATTGTTAATATAGACATCACGAAACCATAAAATAGAGCTATGTACTTCACCACAGTACTAACAATTTTGTTGGAAATACTCGCAGCCTCATTTAAAGGTCCGGAAACGTTCACACTTCTTAGTCGGTCTCTCCCTCTCGCAAATTGTCTGCTTGTAAAAGCTCTTGTGCTGCTCCACGATGGCAACGCAGCTCTCCCTCTTACAAATTGTCTGCTTGTAAAAGCTCTTCCACTCGCGTATGCCGCAGACGCACTCTCGGAGATGCTCGAACCAGAAGGAGCAAGAGCGGCTGGTGGCACTATTTTATCAGCTTGAGGGTTACCCCACATATTTATAAAGTATTTGGTGAGAAACCCAATGTTTATCAAAAATAGTAAAGTGATTACAAGTGAAAACGAAACCCAACCATCGTAGCCTTTGATATCTTTTACTTTTTTAGCTTCTTTGGTTTCTTTTTCGTCATTTTTCGGCGGCTTCCAATAATTAACGTCCACCTGAGTCGCATAGATCTTCCAAAACATCAGACAAATAACCCCGACAAACAAAAAGCCCAACTTTTTAAATTGGTAAGGGAATGACCCCACACTCGAAAAAGTTGTAGGATGCTGTCCGAACAAATCTTTACCATTATTCATTAAAAAATTGTGTGCGGACTCAATATTACTACGGTGTGTGGGATCAGGTATTCCTCCTGAGGAAACAGCACCAGCACTAGCAGCAGCACCGGGTTCAGGATATAACGAATTTACAATTTCTGATATTTTACCGCCAGAATATCCTATTGTTCCAAACCACCCTTGGAGAACTATTCCCAAAATTATAAAAGCCGCCTTCGTCTCTTTGTCAGCAATCTTGTCGCCCTTTTTGGTAATTCCTAAAAACGTGAAAACAAATCCCACAATCGGTATTATAACACGCCACCAATTTGGACCCAAATTTCCCGGATTTAAATCGCTTGGACTGCCTCCTCTAAATAAATACTCCACCAAAGCTCCTTGATTCATGTGTGTGTCGCCTGTTGAGTTAAATGTCCGGGGCAGTTCGGTTAGTTGATTGTAGGTTTTCAACAGACTTAAACCTTGAAACGGGTACCTCGGGTATCTTATGTATTTACCTAAAATAGAAGCTTCGCCCGGAAGTACGCTTTCTGCTCTTGCTATTATAAATGTTATGTGGTTAAATAGTGCCGTAAAAGTTATAATGGCTAAAATCCACCATATTAATGTTGTAAATACGAAGCCTCCTGGTACGGAAGATCTAGGATCTAATCCGTATTCCCACAATCCTGATTTGGTGAAAGAAAAAGCTTCTTCTGTTAGAGTTCTTTTTGTTTCTTTTTTGTTTGTGAATGTTTCTTTGTTCCCGGAGAAAATATCGTTTTCAACTTGTATTTTGTTGTCTTTTGATAAATCTTCGTGAGGAATCTCTATGGTTTTTTCTTCGTTATCCTCTTGTATACCTAAGGTTGTTTTAATAGCATCCGGTATTATATCTCCTAGATTTAATAATCCTTTATAATTTTCTGCTAATTCGTCATTTGTTGACATATTTTTAATTATAACTGATATTTTATTCGAAAGGGTTAAAAAACTTATTTCTTTTTATAAAAAAAATACTCCGTAGAAACCATCGCAACGTAAATTATAGGGTAAAACAAAGCCAACACCAACTCAAACAAAGAACCCACATTATAAAAACTAACATTCCTTTTTATCAACGCCATTAAAGAAACCCCAATAAGTATTCTTGACACTACATCGTCATTCAACGACATATTTTCCCACACGCTTAACGTGGTTCCTTTTTTAAGCAACGATTTACCCGATTGGTGAAGCCTATCAAAAAACTTTGACATAGCGTCTTCCTCGCTTTTAGATATCAAAACCTCCGGCTCTTCTACTTTTTTCGCATTTTCTTCGCTGTAAACCATTTCGGGAGATTTTTCTTCGTTTGCGAAATGTTCCCACCCCACACGACTTGCATTCCCAGAACTATCCATTTATTAATAATAATATATAAAATAATATGTCTTCTTTTACTAGTACTCATCATGATTTTCAACGACTTCTTTAACGGTTTAATTGGAGGAACCGTGTCCGCCTTGCTATTAAGCCCTCTCGACGCTTTCAGAATACAAAAACAACTCGGTGATAAACTCACTCTAAACAGAGAGGTTCTTAAAAGAGCAACGGTGGGTTGTTTGGCGGCACAGCCTGCGTTTTGGGCTGTTTTTTGGAGCATCAGGAAAGAAGTAAAAAAACACGTAAATGTTTATGTAGAACCTTGGATTTCTTCCTCCATATCTAGCTTTATTTGTAATCCTCTTTTTTGCTTCAGAACCCGTGTTTCTGCGTTAGATCATTTTAATCTTTCCATAAGAGATGTTTGGAAAGTTAATTTTGCCCTCCGGGACAAATGGACAAGAGGACTTGGTGCCACCTTTTTCCACAATATACAATTCTCTGCTCTCGTTCCACTAGTCGAAAGTTACAAAGACAAACAAGACACCTTATCAACTACCATTTTAAAAACTGCCGTCTCTAAAATTATCGTTGGAACCATTTGGTACCCCGTAGAAGTTTTTAGAACCTTTCGCAGAATGGGTATTGACGACTCCATTTCAAAATTCTTCCTCAAAACACCCCCTCACGTTCATTGGCAAGGCTACGGAATGTTTTTAATAAGAACCGTGCCGCAAACTGCCATAGCCCTTGGAGGCACTATATGGCTAACCAACAATCAAAAATGATCTCTACAAATATCGCTACAGTAATTCCACTTTACCAGATAAATATTATCGTCCAACATCCCTAATTTTTTATTACACGTGTGGCATATAACAATACCGTGGAAACGATATATTATGTTTAGCATTTCTACCGGTAAATTTACCACCATTATAAAAATACCTCTACAATTAAAAACAACAGTTTTACGCAAATATTACTAAACAACATGTACGAAAAAGCAATAACCCTCGCTTCAAAATACCCAAACACTTACGTATTCGGCGGCTACGTTCGTGATGTAATCATAGGAGGAAAAGACGAAAAATACCTCAAAGATCTCGACCTCTTCTTCCAAAAAGAAACAGACGTCGACGATTTTATAATGACACTTTCTATATTCTTCAAACTTAAAGACGAACTAGCGTTACGAGGAGAATGTTACACGGCATATCTAGACAACGAAAACGACGTGAGGACTTGTACATTCGTAGACGACAAAAAGCAATCTTTTAACATCGATTGCGTATTTCCTAATCACACCAACGATCCAAGATTGGTTAAAGAACCGATATCTTTAGAACATATCGATATGGATGTCAACATGTTCTACTTAAAACTTCAAGATTCCTGCGGAATACAAATGTGTCGCGGTCCACACCACAAGATTTTCAAACAAAAGTCTATTTGTTTAGCTTTGAACACTCCTGTGTTTTGGACAAAAACCATTCGTGGCATTTACGACAACCAATTCACCGTTTTGAACACACCCCGCCAACTCGCAGAAGCTCACAGAAAAGCTCTTATTTACGCTTCAATTTATAAGAATTACGTGTCCAATACTCGAGACTTCAATAACGAACGGAAAAAAGCTTGTAAATTAATCCTGAGAGCCGAAAAAATGGTATCTCGTGGATGGACCCAAACAACTTTGGAAGATGACAAAACAGAGTGGCTCGTCGTAAAATTCAACAAAATTCAAGAATTATTCGATAAAAAACATTGGAAATCTCTAAAAGAAATTATCCAAACCGAAACTAAATGTTCCATATGCCACAGCGATTACAAACCAGAAGACAGCGTTTTCTTAAGCCCTTGCGGTCACACGTTTCACGTTTGTTGCGAGAAAAGTAATACAACTACGGGACTGCTAGGTTGGATTAATCAGATGGTGAGGAATTCGATAGAGTTGAGAAAGAAGAACTTGCCCGATCAAGGCAAAGAAATGTGTTGTATGATTTGTTCTCACCCATTCTTCTAATCATAAAAAAAAAGCCTTTTTAAGGCAAGTAATCACAAATATGAGCGAAACCGACCCTATAATTTCACCTTTAGCCCGAAAGTTACCGATGGAATTAGTAAATAAAATTCTTCTGCTTCGCCCATCACACCCAATAACAGAAATTATAAAGCATAACTTTATAATTATAGAATGGTACAATATGCGAAGTGGGGAAAAAGAAAGTGGAGAACCTTTGTGGTGTAAGAACAAAAAAGTGTTCAATCAATACGAGAAACACATAAACGATTTGAATAAAGCATATTTTCCCTTGTTAAAACATCACGTTCGTTACTTGGGAAAGTAAGTAATAAAATTGAAAAGCCTTTTAAGGCAAGTAATTTTATTGCTTAATTATTAATAACATGGACAAAGAACCAAAACCTCGAAAAAGAAAAAGCGACAAGAAAAAACGCAATTTCGAACACAACGGAAAGTACAGTGCCAAACACATCAGAATAACCGAAATTTTAAAAACCAAAACCCAAACAAACAATTCCCAACAAAAATAAATTTATCACTTCGTACAACCTGAATCTTTGCACGGCGTCGAATAAATCAATATACCACAATAATCCTCATTCGATTTGGAATAATCCTGATAATCATAAACCCTTATTTTAATCGCTTCACCTAACAATACTCTAAACGTATCCCAAAACTCAGGACCGTGTCCGTAAGTCTCGCACATCATATGCGAGAGCTCGTGAATCATTACAAACATTGCGGTATTCAAATCTTCAACTTCGCCTTTTATCTTATCTGTAACGCAAATTCTTAGCTCGTAATCTTTATTTATTATATAAGCAATACTAGATTCGTTGAAATCTGTTTCCCGAACTCTAACCTTGTTCCATCTTTGATATAGCCGGTTTGCTTTTTCTTTGTTAGGAAAATCCATATTTTTACAATGTTTAACTAAACGATCTACACGTTCCGATATTCGTTTAAATATATTTATAACATTTGACCTATTTGAAATATTTCTCACTCCAAGAACCTTACCTCCGTACTTTTCGAATAAAACCTTTTTTTGTAACGTAAAAGATAAATTGAAATAGGATAGCACTATATTTATTATAACAGTCAATATCACTAATTGTATACATATATTAATAAAATCCTCCCTATTCTTATAAAATGTCATTAGAAACCTCTAGTCCTCCTTTAACATTAACACAAGAAAAAAAAAGGACTCCAGAGTGCGAACTTCAAGCTGTTAGAATTGAGACAGAATCAACCAGATTTAACCAAGGTTCGCCTCATTTTAATAATAGAAGACCGGAGAGGGTTTCAACAATATATTATGACGAAGAACGTAATGAAAGAAGGATTTATGGTTGTTGTAATAGTAGAAATGGGGGAATCTATCCACGAATGTCGTTGACAACTTCGTCTTCGGCACAAAATATTCAAGCTTGTAGATTTAACGAAGATCATAATATTTTTATTTACGAAAAATTGCGAGCTTCTCCGTGGAAAACAATATTTAGAGATTCTTTAAGAGATGCAGAACAAGCAGAAGAAAGATCGGGTATTTCTAGAACACAACCTGAAAAAGCAAAATATATCGTGGAAAATATAAAAAAAAGCAGTATTTCCAACAGTTTAGACATTCAAAGTATAGAAAAATTGTGGGAATCCATCTACGATTGTCACGGAGAAGAACGAAATCATAAAATTAAAGAAAAAGAAAACGAATCTTACTACATAATAAAATGGTTAAAACATCTCAGATTGTTAGGTTTAGGATTCAAATATTTAGACTTTTGCGAAAAACCAGGAGATTTCAGATTGCTCAAATCAACCGGTCAAGAAGCCCAAACCCACCAACTCATTAAAAACGGTTTAGTCAACCAAAAAAATATTAAACTTTTCAAAGAAACTGTTATCGCATTAAGAAAACATATCAGCTACAAAATAATAACAGACGAAAACATATCCAAAATATGCTTTGATCCTTATAATACATACAGCAACCCTGATTTCATAGAAAAACCTATAGATCCAGAACCTCTTTTCGAAAAACTTATGACTAGTACCTACAAAAATAGGAACGACTTTAAGGAAGAAAATAACGACGCGTTAGAACAAAATTCTTTGGATGTAAACAAGATTTACGAAGAAATCGGAAATTCAAACGGCACCGAAAAATTCAAAAGCATTTTCTGCTCAAGAAACACATCTGGCTACTTTTCTTGTTCGTCGTCCAACGAAGAAATTAGCAAAAAAAAAGAATCGGTTTTTAGCGTAAAATCTATAACCCACCTCTACGAAATATCTTACTCGTTTTTTATCGTTTCTGTGTTACTTTGTTTGCCAGTTTTAGACTTTTTGGATTTTTTGGAAAATAAAGACTCTATCATCAGTATTATAGAACTGTCTTTCGATATAATTCCTTTTTTTCAATACATTTTCGGAACTTGCTATTTTAGAACCCCCCAATTTAGATACTTTCTTAGAAAAAAATACGAAGCCCGCTTTTTCTCAAAACTTAATATGAAAATCACATCCATTCTTTATTTATCCTCTATTTACGGACTACTATTATACGGCTTATCCATGTACTTTTATTATCAAGCAAACCTCTTCAAAATAATCGTCGGTTCGTTATACGGCATGTTTTCCGCAGCTATTATTGTAAACAACGCCATCGTTTTTAACATCGTTTTTCAAGACCAAAACAAAACTTTTGACAAAATTAGACAACAAATAAGAATTGGCTACAACATGAACTTCCACGAAAAACCACCAAATAAAGAAAAAAAATGCTGCTCAACTTTATCCACTTTGTGCTGCCAAACTAACCCCGTGTCTAAATGCGAAGAGACTCCCACCCCCCTCGAAATTAACGACCTAATAATAAAGGTTAACGAAGCCCGTTACGGTCTTGAAAAAGATATACGTGCCTTTAACAATATTTACGTATCTTGCGCCACTAGCGGGTTTTTAGGAACCATATTTCTCATAGCTATGATAATAAACAGACAGAAACGTAACATGGTCATCTTTGAACATATAGAAGACGAAATTCACCTTATTCTTACTTCCGGTATTTGGTTTATTCTTTTCATTGTTTTTACCTACAAAGCTTTATCTATAAACGCATCTCGTTATAAACTCATAGATTATCTAAGAACGCCTTTTTACACACGTCTCTACCTTTCTCGACACAAAATCAAAACTTCCGGTTACTCTTTTAACCAGATTGTGACAAACAAAAATAAATGGCTCATAGAAAACGAATCCGTTACTTCTTTGGAATGGGGAATTCTTACCGACGTTTTAAATTCAGAATGGTACGAATTCAACTTCTTCGGCTTCAATATCGTACCTCAACTCGCCAAAATCGGCGTTAGTGTAGTCGCATCTTTGGTAGTTGCTTTGCTAGCCACTTTATAATTTCTTCTTTATAATAAATGATACTCAAAATTTCCCAACTTGCTCTTCAAAAAATTACAAACATTTCCAAAAATCACAACAATCTACCAATACTCATCGGCGTTAAGGGAGGAGGCTGTAACGGTCTAAAATACTACATAGAACCCCTCGAAGACAAACCAAACAAATTAGACGAAAAAATCACAAATTTACACGATTCCCCGCAAATATACGTTTGTGGGAAAAGTGTACTACACATTATAGGTTCGGAACTTGTTTGGAAACAGGATATCATGGGAGAACGTTTCGATTTTGTTAATCCAAACGTACAATCTACTTGTGGATGCGGAGAAACTTTTTCTATTAAATCAAATATTATTTAGATTTTTTTTAATATCATTTAACCAATATTCTAAACCCAATTTATCTAAATTATATTCTTTATTAACCATTTTTGTATACTCACTATTTAAAAATTCTTCTGTTATTATCTCAAAATTATCAACCCACAATATTGGTAGATCATTAAAATATTTATATAATATATCATTTTTTTTTACTATTGGAATTGTATTTACATATAGTGATTCCCAAATCCTATGACAATCTATACCATTACCTTCTGGTGATATACAGAATTTATGTTTTGAAAGATCATGAATATATTGTGACCAATCTACCTTTTTATTTTTTTTAAATCCATTTTTAATTAATATATCTTCTGTTAATTTTCTATCTGGATTAGTGGTCGTAGAAAAATTAAAATATAATAGGTATTCTTTATGATTATCTTTATTTTGTATACATATATTTATATCACTGCCGGGCCATTGTTTATTTTCTAGTCCTATTGGAATTCCTTGTGTTTTGATATGATATTTCATATTTTGACCATACCATCTTATGAGTAATGGATTATTTATTATTTTATTATGATTACCAGAAGAATAATCTGAATTATGATTGACCAGTATAAAGCTCTTTTTAATGTGGGGCATAATTATATTTTGGAAATAGTCAAGATAATCCGTTTTTACAAAAAAAATAGATGATTTATTTATAATATCCAATATATTATCAGTAATTATTTGATTATAATAGATAATATTATTAGTATGTTTCTTAATGTTAGGATATTGTATTAAATGATTTTTTTCATATATAGATACATCCGCAATACTTGAAAATAATTCACCTGATATATAATCTATTGAGGGTAATAAATTATATATTTCCCAATTTATTTTGGAATATTTACTCATTGGTCTATAGCAATGATAATCCGTAATTTTACCTGAAGTTATATCATTTCTTAAATTATTATTAGAAAAAATATCAAAAGTACCTCTATCTAACCGCAAAAATCCAGTTTTTTTATCATCAAAACGAACAAAATTATTAGTTTTTTTATTCCATTCCGTTATCTTATTAAATAAAATAATTTGGTCAGTACACCATCCGGTATTACCATGCCCTTCTTTTATAGTATTTTTACTAAAAATATCTTTTATAATATTTACAATATCATCAATAGAATTAACTTTAAAAATATCTTTCCATATTTTTGGAGTAGCTACATTATAACACATTGCTATTTGTTCAGGGTAACAGGCTGCGGGACCCCTATAATAAATAAATTTATTATCGTCAAATTCTACTATATTTTTAGTATAATAAGTACTATTCATAGGGAGCATATCCATATCTGTTATTAAAACACCATTTTTATAATCAAGAATACATGGATATAATAATCTAATAAATTGTGACGTAAAACTGGTTATTACATTATCAATTGGTTCAAAAAGAATTAAATTATTTTTGAATGATAAGAACTTATCTGGAATATCCTTAGCGATTAATATAATTTTTACATCTACATCAGGGTATAATTTATTCCAAGTTTTAATGAAAATAGGGATAAAATCTAAATATAATAGATTTTCATTTACAGCAGTTAATACACAGTCTAATTTCATTATATATTGACGTTCGTTTTTTTTAATACAAAAAAAACGAATATCACGTTTTCAAAAGCCCCGATAAAGAAAAAACCGTGTACAAAAGAGTTTTTTATACATTTTTATACATGATAAAAGGCGCTAAACCAATTAAACTGGAACGACCGCATTAAATACGTCCCCTCCCTCAACAAACACCATAAAAACTCTTGACTTTTTCCGAAGTTTTAAAAGCCCGCTTCTCTACATCTGATATACACAAACTCTCCAAATTCCGCACCCTCGACAGAGCCACATAAGCTTGACCATTGGCAAACACCCTAAAACCCAGGTCCACTTCCAAATAATCTATGGTGGCACCCTGGGATTTATGTATGGTAGTCGCCCACGACAACTGTAAGGGCATAAAAACCTTCAACGTTTCGTACGTAATATCATCTTTGACTTCTATTTGTGTTATCACGTAAGTCCGCTCGCTTCCCGATAACTTGATCTTAACGCTGTCTTTGGTTAATTCGACCACCGTTCCGCTTGTTCCGTTTATTATGCCCTCGTCTGCACAAACATTCCAAGTCACCATAACTCTACAACCAACGCACAATTGTAACTTTAAAGGCAAACCCACATCATAAGTAAAAGACCGTGGGTTATCTTTCATTAGTGTTTTGAGTTCTCGCATGTTTATGCGGTTTGCTTCTTCGTTTGTAGAGCGGAGACGGGTGTAATTTTTGCCTTCTTTTCTTTCGCATTTCTCTAGAAGTTCGATGTCTTCGGTTGTAACGTTTCCAAATCTCGAACGTTGTAGTATGCCTTGAAAAATAGAATCTTCGCTTTGTCTAACGAGAGTTGACAGGTTTATTGTTGTTGGGTTCAACCGTTTCCATTCCCGAGACTCGAAGCAGTACTCGGCTTCGACCGGCGCTAACTGGCAAAAATCTCCCACAAATATCATTTTGATGCCTCCAAACGGTGCTGCGTTTTTTCGAACAATAGAAAGGTATTCCGATATCGTATCAAAATCGCTATCAGAAAGCATAGATATCTCCTCTATCACCAAAAACTCTAAACCCAATATCCTCTCTTTTACGCTCTCAAACTTATACAAGTTTCTCGCCAATTCACGAGCCGTCTTATTTATCAACCCCAATTTAAGATAGCTGTGCACAGTCTGCGCCCCTATCAACAAAGCCGCACAACCCGTCGTAGCAGTAACCCCAACAACTTTACGTTTTAAACGCAAACCGTTTATAATATGTTTCAGTGTGAACGTCTTTCCCGTGCCCGGACAACCTGTTAAAAATATAGATTCTTGCGTTTCTATTACTTTGTTGTAGGCGTTTTCTTGCTCTTCGTTTAGGGTCAAAGCTTGTTCGGCGATAGGAGGTTCCGGGGAGTGTTGCGGAATTGGGGTTGGTTTTTTGCGTGGCGATAGGCTGCTTTTCTTTTTTTGTAGGCACTCCTTCTCAATGTTGTAGGTTTGTGCGAGTTCTTCGAGTTTTTTACCGCTTTCTTCCGATTCCAAAACTACCATTTTGTGCCACTCCGATGTTATAGACCCCGGCGTTCTCTGTATATTTTCTGCCAACTCTTTTATATTACCGGTGCTCGCCATACACTCTCTAACTTTTACTCTGTCTGAATCATTCCAACGCTTGCCGTGATTTGTATAGATCTTTGACATTCTACTAATTTTATTAGAGCCAGCCCTTTATACACCTTTACCTCAAACTGCTTATCGGGGCTCGCTTATTCGACGATACGTGAACCAAAAAACAACGCTCAAAATCCATATACTTTCTCACGCATTTAACAACATCCGCTCGTGTTATTTTTCTAACATCGCCTAATATCTTTTCAACCGTTTGATACTTTCCCCACGATACCAACTCGTCTCCGTACAAATCCACTATATCTTTGCTCGTAAGAGAATTTCCCCGTCTCAAATGCTCTATGTACAAAGTCTTATGTCCTATAAAATGATGTGTATTGAACTTATTCAACACATCTTTTATACTCGAAACGCATCTCTCTACTTTTTTGGTATCGCAGCTCCATTTTATGTCTATGACAATTCCGTACGGTTCTATTTCTACGTCGCAACTGACAGAATAAACCAATCTTAACGTGTCCCTCAAAATTTTGTACAAAAGAGAATCCAAACCGTTTGATAAAATTCTAGAGGCAAGTTCTGTGGAATGCCGAGCCTTATTTCCTCCTTCAAAAGAAGTCGTGTAAAAAATTAGATTACACTGAGATTTTTCCACTTCTGGTCTTTGGATGTGGATTACGTCAGGTCCTTTACAAGACTGGGGACACATTTTTGGAACTCTGGAGACGAACCGTTTTGGTACGTGTTTCAGAGGTTTGAAATTTGGAAGTTTTTTGCCGGAACTTGCGACTATGAACATGTTTCCCCTGTAGTTTTCTCTGAAATACTTTTGTAACACCTTCTTGTTAGATATGCGAGGCAGTGCGGAAAGCATGAGCTTTACGTCATTTCCTCTATAATACCCGCTGTTTGGAAACAGGCGTTTTATTATAGCATTTTCAGAATAATATTCAGTGTCTTCTAACAAAGAGATTAATTCCTGTCTTATTGCGTGAGATTCTCTTTTTATGTGCGTAAATTTTGGACGCGAAGCAATTTTAACCAAATACTTTACGCAAAAATTTAAATGCTTTCTCGGCGTCGAAAACCAAAATCTAACATAACCCGGGTGCGTCTCCGCATTTTGCTCCAAACCCATACGTGCTGAGGTTCTGTCTATATTATCATTCGTCATCAATACGTGTTCTAATAAATGATTTATTCCCGCTTTATTTTTAGGTTCGTCGTACGTGCTGCGTCCCACGTACAAACTGACGGTTTCGTAACCTTTTGTTTTTGCTTTAGGTAGTTGTATTAAAGGTATTTCCGACATTTATTATTAGCATATATATTAATATGATATACGATAACAATATATGGAATATCGATACGCTAGCGCTTTCGTCCGGAGGAGTAAACGGCGTAATGTTTCTCGGGTCCGCCGTAATTCTGAAAGAACTTAACATTCTGGAAGGCATTAAACATTTCATCGGATGCTCTGCGGGAGCAATAGTCGCCGGTCTTCTTGCTTGCGATGTTGACCCAAAAGAAATTCTAGAAGAAGGGTTGTATTTGGAAATATGCGACTGGAATAATAACTTAAAACCAACAGAGGGTCTAATAAAAGCCAAAAAACTAAAAGAACTATTGTATAAACATTTTGGAAACAAGACTTTGTCCGATATTCCACGTCGTCTTACTTTTAGCACTCTCAATTTAACAAAAAATAAAACCGTTTACATTGACACAAAAACGCACCCAGAAATGAAACTTTTAGATGCTGTTTTAATGTCTTCTTCTATACCTCTCTTTTTTCCTTGCTTCCTTTACGAAGGCGATTACTTTGTTGACGGAGCTATCACAGACAGCTTTCCCATTAATTTGTGCGAAAATAAAACAAACGTTTTGGGTATTTATATTGATATATTCAACACGCCACAACAAGACGTCGGTTGCTTAAATAACGGAGGTCTCTCTTCTTTTCCCGGGTTTGTCAAAATGATTTTTTCTTCTGTTATAAAAGAATTATTAATGCTAAGAAATACAGACGATTATACTATCCTTCGTCTCAACCCTGAACATGATAATAATAATAAAAGCGTTTTAAGCCTCATTAAAATTTCTCCAGAACACAAAGTACGCCTCTTCCATTCAGGAATTGATAATACAAAACGATTTATATACCAAGAATACGAAAGACGTAATATGCTTCTCAACGATCCTAACCCTTCTTCATCCCATTAGAAACCCAAATGTGTAAAGGCGTGTCGCTAGCATCTAATACGCCCCGCATTCTTTTTAAGGTCTTCTTTTCTTCTTGAAGCACTTTTTTAAAATATTCGCTTTCTTCCATATCACCAGGCTCTACACGTTCTACATACCAACCGTGGAATACGTAAGCCCTTTTTAAACTTCTTGTCAATCTTCTCAGCTCTTCTGTGGGATATCTACCTTCTTTTTTGTAATTACCTCCTGTTAGGCAATGTACTAACACGTCTTTTTTATCGGAAACAAACTTTTCGATTATTTTTTCTAATTTTTCTTCGTTGGGGCATTCTTCGTCCGGTTTAAACAAAAACACCACATTAGAAAAATTACGCGGTCCTTCATATACTAACTTCTTATCAACATCCTCGTCCTCTTCTGTTTTTCCTTGTTCGGTATTATCCAATTCCTCTTCGTCTAATGTCATCTTATTATACATGATATACTATTATAATCTTGTACATTATTCTCCAGGTATTTTTCCTATTAACCTCTTATTTCCACACGTTTTGTTCTAAAAATTGACGTGAAAAATATTGTTACAGCAATCAACATAATTCTAGTAATCCTCTGTTGTTTCTTGATCTCTTTTATGTGCTGTTTTAACAAAACTACCTCCTTTTTCAGATCACGGTTCTCTTGTTCCAAACTACCCAATTTGCTAAAAACTATATCCTCACGAACTAACGAAGTCTCTGTATCGAGTACATCAGGACATCCTTCGGAAGACGACGAATACGCATCAACAGCTATTATATCTGCCGCGCCTGGTTCTGGAACGTAAACAGGATCTTCGTATGATACGGACTCGGCACTATTATTTGGCGTTTTAGGCATTATAGTTTCTTCTTCTTGTAAATTTTCTTGTAAATTTTCTTCTTTTTCTTCTTTTTCGGTATTTGATGAAGAAATACACAACTCGTTATCTGAATCTTCTTTTTGGAGAGATTCGTTCAATTTATTAAGATATTTTTTGTGACAATCTCTTTCAATATGATAAACCAACTTTTTGTAATTATCGTACACACCCTTTGAAGCGGTACAACTACACTTGTACTTAGACATATTTTTGGGTATTTTTTCTAGATTATCAAAATATAAACCGTCATTTCCTATAGACGGTTCGTAAGTCCAACAAATATTCGACATTATTAATATTAAATATGTTAACTTTATATTCTTTAACTCATAAGCTTATCTGCTACTATTCCAAAAATTAATCGTCCTATAACAAAAATAAAACACAATATTAAAAATAATATTATGTCTCGTTTTATTACTCCCGTATCGTGACAATATCCCGTTTCTACTTTAGAACACATCTTTTTCCCACTAAGAGGTACAGAACAGCCTCTAGCGACTTGTTTTGTGCTACATTTAGCTCTGTAGCGTTCGTATTTTTCTTTTATAATTTCTAGAGAAGAATCGTCGTAATTATCTTCGAGTTTTTCGTTTACTTTGTTGTGTATTTTCCAGAACCATTCCACCAGAGAATTTCGTCCGCTTACGTCGGGAGGGAGTTCTTTGACAAACTGTTTGTACGATTCTCTACAATATTTACATGGAAGAATGTCGCCTATTTGTACAAAAAAATTGCTGTAGAGATTAGCGGTCGTTCCGGGCGTGAGTTCTTTTTCTTTATCAAACTTTTCGGGGTCTACTGGATACCCAAAAGTCACACAATGAAGAAAAAACCATCCGGGAGGACCCCACACACGTGTCATCATTCCATTATTAACGTTGGTTTCTTCTTCGGCTTTATTCATTTTCTTGATAATAACACAGAATTTTATTTACCAATCTTCGCCCTCTTGTTCTCCGTATTCATCTTCGCCGTCTTCTTCTTCAAGCGCTTCTTCTACAATAGAGAAGTCGTCTTTTTCGCTTTCTTCGCTTTCTTGCGAAGAAGCGTCTTCTTTTTCGCTTTCGTCTTGGGCGAATATTTCGTCGTACAAACCTTCGGTATCTTCTAGATCTGCTTCTTTTTCCATTTCTATTTTGAATAATTCTTTCTTTAATTTTATGAAACCTAATTCTTCGATGTTACACGGTTTGGAAAGTCTTATTTTTTCCTCTGTTTTGTATTTTTTTTTTAGTTGTTTTTGGATGCGTTTTTGTAAATTGGGAAAAATATCCAAAACTTCCGTGGATTTTATAATGTTTTCCTTATCAATCTTCTTCTTCTCGAAATAATCCCTATACTTACGTTCTCTAATCAAATAGTTCTTATCTACCCACTCCGCCGATTTAAACCTTTCCAGAAATTCTTCCCACGTTTCCTTGTTCTTTCCGCTTTTTTGCCAAGGATCTATAAGAAGATGTTTTGAAGCATACAAATCAAACTCACACACCTTCGACCAAGTCATAGGATTGAATCTCCCACGCTTTTCAACAGAATCGCACAACGCTTTCAGTCTATGTTTAAAAGTATCATACTTATTACCCGAAACGTACGCGTCCAAAATTTCCACGTGCGACGCTAACAATCTGTCACAAAGTCTTCTCCATACTTTTGTGTATGTTATATCATACATCTTCACCGTTTTTCTAAAATCACAAGGCTTCTCCGGATTTTCTATCCAATTCAAATTCAGCCCTGTGTCTTTCAACTTAAGATCTTCCAACAACATTTTTGTTGTTGCGCATTTGTAAATAAAGTAATTTTTCATACTATACATACTACAAACCTTACCACAATCGCACATAACATTTTCTCGTCTCATCATTTTCTGGTAGTTATAATTTATTTATACGCTTTTTTCTTAAAACTTTTATTCTCGGTCTTTTTATAAAACACAATGAACATTGGTAGAAATTCCGTAACATTCGCAGAATACAACCCTTCAGACCTTTTCTTCAACTCCTACACACCTTCTGTTTGTGACGAAGACGACATGCGTTCCGTTAGAAGCGGAGGCAGTCACAGAAGCACGGGAAGTCACAGAAGCACGGGAAGTCACAGAAGCACGGGAAGTCATCGAAGCAAAGACAGTCACGGAAGTCACAGAAGCACGGGAAGTCACAGAAGCACGGGAAGTCACGGAAGTCACGGAAGTCACGGAAGTAGAAAAAGTATTCTGAAATCTTCAAACAAAGAAATAGAAAAGATGGTAAGGCAGGAAACACGAAGCATAAATAGCAGGGAATCTCGTCGGGAAACGGAGACGGTAAAAGACAGGTTTACACGCAAACTTATCGAGATGCAGGAAACGGAGCACGAAGTACACAACTGTAGAGATTTGCTGAAAAAATTAACAGCTAAACACGCCCAATTACAAAAGTGGGTAAAAACAAAAATGTTCGAGAAAGCAAAAGGAGAAAAAACACAAAAAGTACAAGTCGCTTACGGAAACACTGTATACACGCTGAATACTAAACAAAGATACAAAGGATCGGCACCGGGAAAGAAAAAAATCCTAGGCATCATCGAAAACTTTTTCAACGAAAACGACCTTTGCGAATTCATGGCTTCCCCCTCTTCCGTTAAAGCTAAAAATTTACACGATTACATTTATAGCGACGAAGTTAGAGGATACGTTAACAGAAGTCAATTTTCCAGGAGATCTATCATTCCCCTGAAAAAACCTTCAAAAAAAAAATAGTTGCTTATAGTAAATGTCTCAAGAAATAAATAGGTTGTTGTGGGGATTTACGAGAATGCTTACTAACAATCCCTTGTTTAGATCTTACGAAAGTATGAAATTTTTAATTATTTCTGCTGTCGCAGTCACTGCAGTTTTTTTGTTGCCTTTCATTCGTATAATTCCTTTTGTTAACGATTTATTAGAGTTTTTGGTGTTTGTCGCCACAGTTCTTTGGATGATTGTTTTGTTAATAATCCTTTTGTCCTTTACCAGTTCCAACTTTCAAAGCGGTATTTCCGTAATAAACCAGATATTCATAATAGCACTGGTTTGTATATCATCTTTCGTGTTTACTTTTCTAATAAAACCAAACCAGCACGAAGAAAAGGAAATTGTCAAGAAAGAAACGCTTCTTCAGTTGAAAAGCGACTACGCAAAGGTATTAGCAAAATATCTTTATTCGGAAAATTCCAAAACGCTGCTTCCTTTTATAAAAGAGCAAGAATTTTTCAAGTCGTACCGAGACGCCACTATTAAGAAAATAAGAAACATTTTACCGAAAAAAATTCAAGAAAAAGTACTAAGCCCGTTTTTTGAAAGCGAAAAACCAGATTCAAATAAAAATGAAGCTGTCGTCGATTCCTATTTCGTACAGTGTTTTATGGTAAACGCAAACATAGAAAAAGAGTTAAAAACGCTAGGTTCAAATTCTAAAGAACCTCCCACGCCGCAACAAGAACTCCCCAAAACTTATACCAAAGTCCTCGAAAACGTAGAAACAATAAACAAGAACGTTAACATCGAAGGAATTTTCCCACTCAGTCATGGAGAAGATTTTCTCGATTCAACTTTGAAACACATTAAATTCCTCAAACGTTTGGGAGATTCCGAAAAAAGCAACGGACGACTAAATAACTCTACAATAGCATACAAAGAAATTTATAACAAACTCCAACAACTATTCTGCGGCAATTACGATTTTTGGAATTCCCTCCTAAAAGCACACACAGAGCAAAAAGGAAGTTTGACTTTAAATATGATTGACAAAGTGAGGAAAGACCCCCTAATCAACTGTTCCCCCACAATTGACAACTTTTCAAACTCCGCAACTTTTCCGCAAAAAGCTTCTTTACAAGACCTCATAGATAAATCATAAGGCTTTTTTTGCGTCCCAATATCTTAATTAAAAGAGTAAGTATTTATTAATATGTCCATATCCGGCAACAACCCTTCTCACAAACGACACCGTTCGAGCTCCGGACCTAAGGAACGTACGCCATCTGTTTATCAAGAAGAAATATTTACCGACACAATACAACGTGTGAGATTTACAGACATTTTACCATTAGTTTTGTGTGCCGGAATTCTAGTTCTGCTTTATTTCATGATCAAGGAATACAACGCAGAGCGTAAAAACATCGAAACCCACATAGCCTCTATGGCAAACCGCCTAGAATCCATAGAAAAATCAAGCCACCGCAAAACAGACCCTCCTCCGCCCACCAAAGATAAGGACGTGGGGACGTACGAACTTAAAGATTCTATCGTAAGCTTCAACCCAGTTAACGAAATACTTAACAAGGATGAAAAAACTCCTGAGAGCAATTCAGAGGAAGAGGGTAGCGTGACCGAGGAAGACGGTCACGACGGCGACGTCGACGGCGGTGACGGTGACGAAGAAAGCGAGGACGGGGAGTTTAGTTAAGCAAGTTGTCTGTTATTAACATATCTCTGTGTTCGTGAACCAATTTACACAACATAACGTAAGCTTCCCTGTATTCAGAAATATTATTGTACCCATTGATAAGCACGGAACCGGTAGAGAAGATGAGAAGCGTTATTGTTGGTTCTTTTTTTCTTTTGCCGACAATTTCGGCAGTTTCGTTTACTTTAAATTTGACATTTATTCCCGGATATTTTTCTGGCATAAACGTGGAACTTATTACGCGACCTCCTACCGAAAGGTGCTCTTTTTTTAACAACAGATCGTTTAGTATTATTTGTTTTATTTGCTTGCCTTTCGCTTTTAAGATGTAAAACGAACTGTTTATCTGAATTATCCTCGGCTCGTCCAACTTTGTGTTACAAGGGTCCATTCCTCCGTCTATTTTTCTTATTATAGAGGTTACTATTCTAGGAATGAGTTTGATAGCGTGTATGGTGTTGAATCCTGCGTATTGAAACTTTCCGTTTGGAAAGCATTTTAAGCTGACGTTCATCAATTTGTTGTCGCCTAATCCGTCACGGACTTGTATTTTCCAAAGCATACAGTTGTAAAACATTGTTTTCTTTTTTTCTTTTTTTTGTTCTTTCTTTTCTTTTTTTGAGGGTCTTTCTTCTTGGTACGAAATATCTTCTACATCCACGTATTCCAAACTTTTTAAATTCTCGTATATTAAACCTAAATCTAAGACCGTATCTCTAAGCTCAGTACACACTACCACGCTAACTATTCTTAACGGAGATATCTCAATTACATCATCATCTTCATGATCCGGATTCAAACTCGAATAATGTATACTATTCAACACATCTTCAAAATCTCTATCGTGACAAATATCGCATTCAGTTATATCCATTTTAATATTTAAAGAGGATGTCTTTAAATCTTCTGGGATTGATGGTGGGGTCTTTTTTTTATTGCGTGAAAAAAAAATTAGCAAGTCCCATAAAAAAATGTGCAAAATATTCGGTTAATATTGTGTTTTTATCTTGAGATATCGTGTTTAAAGTCAAATTTATGATTTCGTCAGCTTCTATTTTGTTTATCCTGCGAATGAATTGGTAGTTTTCAATAAAAATAGGAATCGTCGTCTCATTAAAACTTTGTACTATATATCTAAACATATATAACGACATTTCTACATCACCTATATCGTTGTAATTTTCTTCGTAGTTTTGTATAGCATCTATTATCTCCCACACACACTGGTCTATTGTATTTTTACTATTTATTAATTCTTCGCTGAGTTCTGGGTCGTGTTTCGTTTTGTTCGCAGTTATGTTCCACTTATTTGCCAAACTTGTTATTTCAGCTATTTCGCAATCTGTAAAAATCGTCCGTGTTGCGGGGCATAACGGGGTTTCTCTGTCGTTATTAACTATATAATACAATAAAGGTTCTAGATTATAACTTTGTCTGGTATTTCCAACTTTTTTAGTGTAAAAAGGTACTTCGGGAATATCCAGGGTGAACGGACACTTATTCTCTACTTCTAGGAATTGCGACATTATCAACGTAATATTATATGTTTTTAAATTAAAGATAATCAGTATTGTATATTAATGAATGCCGACTTTATGGAAATAGATACCAAACCTCCTCCAAATCCAACACTAGTCAGCATAGACGTGGGAATCATTAATTTGGGATGCGTAACGTGCGAAATAATAGACGAGGACACCGCACCAGAAACCAGACCTATAACTATCCAAAAAATAACAAAATGCCGCCTTATGAATATAAAAGAGTTGACGCTAAAATGTCAAAATCCGAATTGTCGTCTTAAACACGAGCCGGGTTCGGCAATAGATTGGGTGAATCATTTTATACAATTGTTTCGGGAAGACCTGGAGAAGGCAAAATACATATTGATAGAAAAACAACCTCCGGGAGGTTTACAACACATTGAGGTGCTATTAACTCAAGAATTTAGAGAAAAAGTAACATTGATTTATCCTAGAACTTTACACAAATGGCTGAAAATATCTAGCTTGACTTACGATCAAAGAAAAATCGAAACCGAAAAAAGAGCTTCCAAATACCTGGAAAATTACAAGGATTGGGTTAAATTTCCCGAGCGAAGACACGACATGGCAGATTCGCTGTGCTTCATTTTGTATTTTCTCGCAGAAAAAGATAAATTAAGACGCCAAACTATAGAAATACAAAAATTTAACATACTTTCTCAAGAACTAATAGGACGTGACATAGAAAAATACGCTTATACCCCCATTTCTGATGACGGGTACGAAACCGATACCAGCTCAAATTCCGGAAAATCTTCGCCGCTGCCGCCGATCCAAATAACATCTACACGACCCGACATTTGCCCTTATTGCTTCAACGTTGACGAAAATAACATTGTAGACGATGTCCACAACGGAACGCTTTTATGTATGAGCTGCGGAATGGAAATATGTTTTATGGACAAAATCGAAACATTCCAACAAAATAATAACCCTCCCCCAATCGAAAGCTTCAAATATCAAAGGTCGTTAAAATAATATATTTGTTAATTTATAAAAGTCATAAATGAACAAAGATATATTCGCAATAAGAGCATTCCCTATTTTTTTCACAGTAATAATATTCTTAATGTCTATTGCTTCTCACAAACAACTTCTCGAAACCATCAAAAATATGGACGAAAACATTAAACTACTCTGGTTTTTCTTCATTAGCATACTTTGCGTATACATCACAGCCAGAATTAATCAAGCAGAAAATACTTCCATCGCCGGCTGGGCAGTAATGACTGCTATGCTAATAGGGATTATGTTGTTTTATGCCGTAAGCTGGTACAATCTCGACGAAGTCATACAAAATATTAAGAAAAACCCCACGCTCTCTTTTATGGCTTCCATGCCTTTCTTTCTGATACCTATGATAATATTCTGGAGTTTAGAGAGAAACTCCAAATTCACCTACTCGGGAGCGGGTCTTTTTGCCCTATCTTTGTGCGGGCTTATCATGATGGGTCTCAATTCTAAAGAATTCGTAGACGACCCAAACCCCAAAAAAGGAAATCTATACAGAATTCTAGCCGGCGTAATACCCGCCGCCCTACTGCTTTTAACATACATGGACAGATACTTTGTTCACAAAGGTCGTCACGACCAACGTGCCATAGTATTGTGGTTCTTAGTAGCTGTAACTACGGTAATACTGAAAGAATTTGACGCTCTAAAACAAAGCGACATACCTGACAATATTTGGTTCGGCGCCATTTCCGTTTTAACAATGGTTGCGGCTTATAACATTTACAAAAACCCTTCCAAAGGCGATTTTTCACAGTATTCTAGAACTATTATGTACGTTTCCCTTATAAGCATAGTTCCAATAATAGCCTTACTTTCCAGCGAAGACGAAAAACGCCAAAAAACAGGAAAAATATGGTGGATTTGGCTACTGGCTTTTATCAACATCACTTTCCTCGACGGATACATGAAATTCGTAGCCACTACCAAAAAAGCATCAACAACCTTCGACACTGTATCCAATACCGTTATCACTTTACCCGTAATTGTTAACTCCCTCTTAGCCGCTTACACTTCTTACTACGGATACGTTTTAACTACAGACACATTCCAAGATCTTACCAAAACACAACTGACATTCCTTACTTTAGGTACTTACGTGGCGGGATTCTTAACCCTGATATTAAACACCACCAACCTCGAAGAAAATATACTAGAGAATTTTCTCGTAAACATGCCTTAGTCCGTTTCTTCTCCTCCTTGCCACGGTAAAGGAGCTCTCGGAACAAGACGAGTACTTCTTACAACTCTTGGTACTACAATAGTTTCTCTCGATACCGTTAAAGTATTCGTTCGGTCCACTCTTTGTTGCGTTTCCTGAACTTCTGTAAAATCAGCTATTTGCTCTCTAGCAGTATCCCGCAACTGACTAGCTACACGACGCAATGAATTTCTGCGGTACGGATTTCTACACGTTGGGCACGAATTTTTACGCCATTTATTAATACATGCCTTGTGAAACATGTGTCCACAATCCAAAACTTCTATAGTTTTTTGGCACTTTGCGTCGTATGTTATAGACTCTAAACATATAACACATTCTTCCTCTTTTTTTATTTCGTGTTTACACAACAACTGGTACTGCTCCAAATAGCGTTTTTTTAATTGACTCGTGTTGTCATCGCTAACATTTGATACAACTGTTGTTGGACGGACTACTCTTCGTATGGTTTGTTGTGTATTGTTCAGTATTGAGTCAAATTTCTCTTGGTACTCTCTGATATTTTGTTTGTAACCATTTAAATAAGCCCAGTATAAGTAAAACACCACCGCATAACTGTAAATTTTAACCGTTTCTTGCGGCAAAATATCATTCGCGTACCGCAAAGCCTCAATAACATCCCTGTCCAAATTCGGACCTTCAAACCCATCTATATTTGGCAAAACATAATCACTGCTACCTCCAGAATATACTTCATATATATAAGTTATCATTGCCGCCAACTTAGCGGGCTGTTCGCAAATTTTAGGCACGTCTTTAAACACTTTACACTCTACTGCTCCAACATGCCCCAACATCGCTATCAATATATAACAAAATTTACTATACCCTCTAGAAAGATGTACATTCATAGTTTCTCTTATACGTGTTATAAGCCCAAGAATCGTCAAAGAATTATGATAAATTATCCCTTCCGTTACTCTAGCATTATTATTTACCGTTTCTCTTATATTCCAAGGTATTTGTACATTTAAAGAAAGTCTTTGTTCGGTCATATTGATTCTTAATATATTGTAATTTTTTAAATATTATATTTTATCCGCAAATTACAATATATTTATTATCTGACTTCTATTACACTTTCTCTGTTACAATGACAACATGTGTATAATAGCATTATCTTAGAAAGTGGCAAAGTTATAATTGCCCAATCGATGTTTTCGCCGTACAAGTATTCTCCGCACAGTTCGCACCACTTTATTTCGAGTTTACCGTGTTTTACTATGTAATTTTTACCATTTTTTTCGGGGGGTTTTGTGGGGTTTACGAATCTCAGAATTTCTCGGGACATTTCGTCTGGAATTTTATTGTAAAATGAAGGTAAATGTATCATTCTATCTTTAATTTTGGATGAAATCATTATTAATGTTATTATTACGCTTTATTATAAATTCCCCCCATTATTAAAATTCCTTCTTTTTCTGAATCTTTGTTAATTTCTAAACTGTAATTGTACAATAAAGGAATTTCAGGAATTATCATTGTAGTATCATAAGAAAAAAACTCCTCGCTCGTTATAAAATTTACAGATAATAAGGGTTGATCGTCGTATTTGTTTTGTGTTATAAACATAAATGTATGTGTTTTTATTAACAGTTCCTTATCTTCTGTTAATATGTTTTGTTCAATATCGTATTGTATTGAATTTAATTCCTCTATATTAGTATTTTTTGTAATACGAACTACTTTAAAATACGGAATTATACCACTTGATACTGCGGCTAATTCGTTAATTAGGTTCTGTATATACTTCGATTCTTGGTTATTGATTTGACCCATAGTTTTGTTAAAATCGTGTTTTTTTAGAATTGTTTTAATATCATCTTGTTGTGTCATTTCAGTTAATATTTTATTGAAATATTTTGTAGATGTTTTATTATTATCGAAAAAATCTTCTAACGTTTTATTGATTATTCTTGATAACTCTGGGACTAGTATTTTTTTTACACTGTTAAAATTTTTCATCGTTTCTATATACAAATTATCTTTTCGGATTAATGTATAAATACTTTCATCACGCAACAATTCTCTTATTTTTTTTACATCGTTTGAATTAGACTTAATTTTAACTAAATGTTGTTCCCACACAGTTTTCAAATAAACATCTTTTAAATGACATTTATAATTAAACTCAAACATCATAACATATCTTTTATTTTTACAGAATCGCAAGGGCAGTTCTTTTGTATTTGATGGCGAATGAATCACGTTACGTTTGAAAATAATTGCTCGGTTAAACTTTAACCCTATTTTTTTTACACATTCCAAATGAGAGTTTTTGTCATTTTCTTTTTGATCTACTTTAAATAAAGCATCGTCTACACCTTCTGCGATTAAGCTTTTATTCAAAATGTTACTTTTGTAAAATTCTGTACCATTTTCTTCGCTTTGACCATCTAGATTTTTACATAAATAAACTAGAACAATATACGATTTTCCGCCTATTTGATTCGAATCAATGTGAGGATATCTTTGTATTTTAGTAGAGTGTTGATTTATATATTGATAATTAGCCACTAATCGAGAAAGAACATATTTTTTTAAACGCTTATTTTTTTCTTTGGGAATTATAATATGTTTATATTTTTTATCTATATTTATCATATGTTTCCACAATATTCCAAACATCTTATCTGACATTTGTTTTTTTACGAATTTTTGCCTATTTTTGCCTATTTCCATTTTTAAACCATTTACTATTCTTTCTATAAACACATCTATTAATATGTGCGCAGTTTCATTTTTTGTTGCCTTATTTGTTTCATACAATTTTTCTAAATTTTTAAATAGTACCTCACCTCTACTATCTATAATACTCTGTATTTCCTCTATAATTTCATTATCAGGACCTATGAGAGGATTTAACTCCGTAATTAAAAGCGAACAATAGCTTTTCATATTTTCTAATGTTATTACTCTAGATGCACCCGAAAAGGGTATTTCAACCTCTACATCTACCTGATTATTTCTGCTACCTAAAAATTCCCAATTAAAATCCACACAAAGTCTCGATCCGGCATGAAGGCTTTCGTGGCTGCAAGTATATAATTGCAATTCATCATATTTTACCATATTTCTTCTAACTTTTTCTGGGTACAAATAAAAATCGTCAATTACTGTAACCGTTTCGTCTGGGTGTGAGCCTATTTGTGTCGTCTCTATTTTACAATTAGGATTTAGAGCAAAAATATCCGGGTCGGAATCTAAGTCTTCGTATTTTTTATTTATTTCTCTTGCTTTTAACATGTGCTTTTCCACGTCATAATGCGGATCTCCGTACAAATAATAATCTTCCATTACTATTTAATATATTTAAACTTTAAATATACATAACGAAATTCTTCGGAACGTGACTGATATTGTATTCCCCGCACAGTTCGCACCACTTTATTTCGAGTTTACCGTGTTTTACTATGCAATTTTTACCACTTTTTCGGAGAGGTTTACGAATTTCACGGGACATTTTCGTCTGAAATTTTATTGTAAAATGAAGGTAAATGTATCATTATTACGCTTTATTATAAATTCCCCCCATTATTAAAAACCCTTCTTTTTCTGAATCTTTGTTAATTTCTAAACTGTAATTGTACAATAAAGGAATTTCAGGAATTATCATTGTAGTATCATAAGAAAAAAACTCCTCGCTCGTTATAAAATTTACAGATAATAAGGGTTGATCGTCGTATTTGTTTTGTGTTATAAACATAAATGTATGTGTTTTTATTAACAGTTCCTTATCTTCTGTTAATATGTTTTGTTCAATATCGTATTGTATTGAATTTAATTCCTCTATATTAGTATTTTTTGTAATACGAACTACTTTAAAATACGGAATTATACCACTTGATACTGCGGCTAATTCGTTAATTAGGTTCTGTATATACTTCGATTCTTGGTTATTGATTTGACCCATAGTTTTGTTAAAATCGTGTTTTTTTAGAATTGTTTTAATATCATCTTGTTGTGTCATTTCAGTTAATATTTTATTGAAATATTTTGTAGATGTTTTATTATTATCGAAAAAATCTTCTAACGTTTTATTGATTATTCTTGATAACTCTGGGACTAGTATTTTTTTTACACTGTTAAAATTTTTCATCGTTTCTATATACAAATTATCTTTTCGGATTAATGTATAAATACTTTCATCACGCAACAATTCTCTTATTTTTTTTACATCGTTTGAATTAGACTTAATTTTAACTAAATGTTGTTCCCACACAGTTTTCAAATAAACATCTTTTAAATGACATTTATAATTAAACTCAAACATCATAACATATCTTTTATTTTTACAGAATCGCAAGGGCAGTTCTTTTGTATTTGATGGCGAATGAATCACGTTACGTTTGAAAATAATTGCTCGGTTAAACTTTAACCCTATTTTTTTTACACATTCCAAATGAGAGTTTTTGTCATTTTCTTTTTGATCTACTTTAAATAAAGCATCGTCTACACCTTCTGCGATTAAGCTTTTATTCAAAATGTTACTTTTGTAAAATTCTGTACCATTTTCTTCGCTTTGACCATCTAGATTTTTACATAAATAAACTAGAACAATATACGATTTTCCGCCTATTTGATTCGAATCAATGTGAGGATATCTTTGTATTTTAGTAGAGTGTTGATTTATATATTGATAATTAGCCACTAATCGAGAAAGAACATATTTTTTTAAACGCTTATTTTTTTCTTTGGGAATTATAATATGTTTATATTTTTTATCTATATTTATCATATGTTTCCACAATATTCCAAACATCTTATCTGACATTTGTTTTTTTACGAATTTTTGCCTATTTTTGCCTATTTCCATTTTTAAACCATTTACTATTCTTTCTATAAACACATCTATTAATATGTGCGCAGTTTCATTTTTTGTTGCCTTATTTGTTTCATACAATTTTTCTAAATTTTTAAATAGTACCTCACCTCTACTATCTATAATACTCTGTATTTCCTCTATAATTTCATTATCAGGACCTATGAGAGGATTTAACTCCGTAATTAAAAGCGAACAATAGCTTTTCATATTTTCTAATGTTATTACTCTAGATGCACCCGAAAAGGGTATTTCAACCTCTACATCTACCTGATTATTTCTGCTACCTAAAAATTCCCAATTAAAATCCACACAAAGTCTCGATCCGGCATGAAGGCTTTCGTGGCTGCAAGTATATAATTGCAATTCATCATATTTTACCATATTTCTTCTAACTTTTTCTGGGTACAAATAAAAATCGTCAATTACTGTAACCGTTTCGTCTGGGTGTGAGCCTATTTGTGTCGTCTCTATTTTACAATTAGGATTTAGAGCAAAAATATCCGGGTCGGAATCTAAGTCTTCGTATTTTTTATTTATTTCTCTTGCTTTTAACATGTGCTTTTCCACGTCATAATGCGGATCTCCGTACAAATAATAATCTTCCATTACTATTTAATATATTTAAACTTTAAATATACATAACGAAATTCTTCGGAACGTGACTGATATTGTATTCCCCGCACAGTTCGCACCACTTTATTTCGAGTTTACCGTGTTTTACTATGCAATTTTTACCACTTTTTCGGAGAGGTTTACGAATTTCACGGGACATTTTCGTCTGGAATTTTATTGTAAAATGAAGGTAAATGTATCATTCTATCTTTAAACTTACTAGATAGCATTAATGTCGTTATTACACTTTATTATAAATTCCCCCTATTATTAAAAACCCTTCTTTTTCTGAATCTTTGTTAATTTCTAAACTGTAATTGTACAATAAAGGATTTTCCGGAAATATTATTATACTATCATAATTAAATTGTTGCTGTTCTGTCGTAAAATCTACGTATAACAAGGGTTCTTCCTTGTCATTGTCATATTTGTTTTGTGTTATAAACATAATTGTGTGTGTTTTTATTAATACTTCTTTATCTTCTGATATCGTTTTTTGTTCAATATCATATTGTATTGAATTTAATTCGCACAAGTTCGTATCTTTTGTAATACGAACTACTTTAAAATACGGAATTATACCACACACCATTAACGCTAAATTATTAATCGTATTCTGTTTAAATTTATCACCCGGAATGAAATTTTGAAAACTTTTTTTAAAATCCTTTTTTTCTAGAAATGTTTTAATGTTGTTTTCTCTAGTTTTGTGTTGTTGGTGTAGTTTAATTAATTCTTTCTTTATGTCCTCTGGATATGTTTTGTGTTTTTCTATGCCCTCTATTAATTTTTTTTGTAATATTTCTTTTATACTTCCAAATATTCTTCTAAACGGTTCGTATAATGTGTTTTTCGAGGTTAACGTATAAATACTCTCATTACTTACTAATTGTTTTAGTTTGTTTTTGATAGCATAAGTTGGACTAGATTTAATTTTAAGCAAAAAATTATCATATATCATTTTGTAATATTCTTCTCCGTATGTATCATACTCAAACGTAAACATCATAACATATCTTTTGTTTTTAGTGAAACGTAAAATATTATCTTTAAATGATGGATCAGTAATAACCCCACTCGAATGAATAATAGTACTTCTATAAATTAGTCCTCTATTAAACCGTAACCCTATTTTTTTTAGACATTCGTGATCGGTGGTATCGTCACATTTGAGAAAACTTTCATCTATACATCCGCTTAATAAACTTTTATTCAAAATGTTACTTTTGTATATATTTGTTCCGTTTTCTTCGCTCTGTTCGCCGTCTGGATTTGTACATAAATAAACTAGGGTAATATATGTTTTTGTAATGTCAGTATTGTCGTAACTGTCAATGTGAGGTTTTATCTGTTTTTTATATGGGATTTGATTTATATATTGATAATTAATATGAAATTCACTAGGAGATTTATTATTAAGAGGGTTTGATAAAAATCTGAATTTTTTTTCAATATTTTCTGTATTTTTTACTTCTCTTTTTAATATTTTTCCTGATATTTGTTTTTTACGGAATTTTATCTGGTTTTGTTTTATATTTTTTTTAAGCATATAAATACTTCTTTGTATAAATATGTCGATTGAAATGCGCACAGTTTCGTTCTTTGTTTCTTTGTTTGATTTGTACAAATTTTCCAAAATTTCTTCTAAATCTAATTCTTTTAATTCTTCTAATTCTTCTAATTTTCCTAATTCTTCTAATTCTTCTAATTCTTCTATAATGTTATTATCAGAACCTGATAGAGGTTTTATTTTCTTAATTAAATCAGAAACTTTTAAATATTCCCAAAAATTTTGATTTGGTTCGTCGTCTTCTGTGACTTTGTCTTCTCTGACTTTGTATTCTCCGTCTTTGTCTTCTCCGTCTTTGTATTCTCCGTCTTTGCCGACAATTTGAAACCTTGAACCTGGATGAAGACTTCCGTCTTGGTGACCGTATAATCGTAATTCATCATATTTTACCATATTTCTTCTAACTTTTTCTGGGTACAAATAAAAATCGTCAATTATTGTAACCGTTTCATTTGAGTGCTCACCTATTTGTATCGTCTCTATTTTACAATTTGGATTTAGAGCAAAAATATCCGGGTCAGAATCTAAGTCTTCGTATTTTTTATTTATTTCTTTTGCTTTTAACATGTGCTTTTCTACGTCATAATGTGGATCTCCGTACAAATAATAATCTTCCATTACTATTTAATATATTTAAACTTTAAACTTATTTATATATATATATATATATATAATGAAATTTCCCGTGAAATTCTGCGGAACGTGGCTCATGTTGTTTTCCAATAATGTTAAATTTGACAATATGAACTCCGAACTTTCTATTGATTATGAAAATGTAGTTTTTACAACAAAAACACACTACCCACTTTTTCACGTCGAAAATCAAAAAAAAGGATTCATAACCAAAATCGATTCCGATAAAAATACTGCCCGTGTCATATGGAACAAAAACAGAAAAGTTATCATTAAAACACCCGTTTTCCCAAGCATAGAAATACCCACCCCAAATAAAAAATTACGAGGAGAAAGAATCACATTTTCTAGCTCAAACGAAGAATCAAAATGGATATCGGTCAAACTCAAAGAATACGATTACACATTCCGAAAAATTAATAACGCAAAAAATGACGACTTCCCCGCATTCCACAAACTCCTAATCACTCAACTACTCCTCACCGAAATTATAAACGTCATCGTTGACAGCGCAAAACAAATCGACTACGATCACTTTTTTACTGGTATTTCAAGAGTACACTTTTGAATACACCATTATACTACTTAAAAAAATAATCCAATAAATAATCAACATTATGGAAAAAAACATCTTCGAAAAAATACGGGACAACGAAGCTCCTTGCGAATTAGTATACAAAGACCAATACGTTACCGCTTTTAACGACATTCAACCTGATGCACCTACGCATATTCTAATCATACCCAATAAGAAAATAGCATCTCTTAACGATATAGAAGAAGAAGACTGCGAATATTTGTCAATTATCATGTTAATTGCCAAAAAAATTGCTAAAGACCTCGGAATTCACGAAACTGGATACAGATTAATTACCAATTGCGGAAAAGACGGGGGACAAGAAATCGATTACTTACACTTTCACCTCGTTGGTGGAGTACCTCTCGGCAAAATGATATCTCTCCCAAAAAGCTCCAAAAAATTAATAAAAGAAATGGAATCTAACGCCGAAAAAAGTATTTGAAAATAACTTGAAAATAACTTGAAAAACTCTTCGTTGAGTTAACATAAATGATTAACTAATCCAATCAATCATTCATGTTAATTTAATTAACACTTTTTAAGTTATTTTCAAAAATTCCTAGATTCCGCGTCGTTTTGCCGCAGCTTCTAGGGGTTCCATAAGCCGCCAACCTCTAAACGTACGTTCACTCGGTGCACGAGGTCCACTTATAATTCGAACAAGATACGTTATATGTAACGGATTTACGGCGCCGTCGATTCGAACCTCTCGAATCACGCCTTGTTCTCGGGTGTCTACAATTTCTACGGGTTGTCCGACGCTGTATTGTTCATGTATTGGCGTATAACTTTTCTTTCCGGCAAGCGGACCTCTTGGGCTCTCCGGAGCCATTCCGAAATTTTGATTGAGGACGTTTGATATTCGTGCATATTCGTTTGTACCAAAATAAGATCGCTTGTACACTTCGTACAAGCGATCTACTTCCTGAAAAGTCCACTTATTCTTGGTCCCCCTTATTTTTTTTATCACCGATAACTTCATTCTTAACAATATCCCACATTTAAATTATCTAATCCCTCGCCTCCGGCTCCAAATACTCCACCCCCAAAAATTCTAATATCAAACGCTCATCAACCAAACCCCCCGTCAACTCTAACTCTGCGGGACACGGAGTCAACCCGTACTGCGACAAACTATAACCCTTCTCAATCGCCGCTTTCCTACACTTAACGTTAAACTTTCCGCTCCCGGTAGAATGTAACAACGCATACCCGAAATTCTCCCGCGGATAACAGAATATATCCACGTGCCTAAACTTAATTTCCTCCTCGCATTGTTTCAACCTCATCACACCTTGCCACTGCGTCTTTCCTTGACCAAAACATCCCACAATCTCTATATCTTCCGATTTTCCCAACTTTGCTAAGAAATATTCTATAACCTTATCTCCGCCAAGCAACAGATAATCTACGTCTCCGCTGGTGTCTTTGCCTCTCCTGTAAGATCCTGTCAATATACCCGAAGCTATTTTCTGAAGTCCGCGGTCCCAAAGTTCCATCTCTTTGCGGGGAATGCGTTCCAACAACCCCTCGTTTACGCAGCCCAGACCCAGCAACTGAGCGCTTGTCAAGTCTTCTCGTGCTTCTCTTTTTAAACGGAGCTCTTTGTGATTAGTGACACCGTAAGTTTCGTACAGTTTTAAAGCTTTAGCTTCTCCTATGTGGGGTATTTTACACAGTTCTTTTACCGCATTTGTTTTAGGGTCGTCTTTTGCTTTGTCGGCTTCGCGGCATCTGCCGGTTTTAATTATTTCTGATATTTTTTGTAGTATGCTCGATTTGGGGTTTGTGGGGTCCTCTTTTTCCAACTTTTCCCCCGATTCACGCAGAATTTCTAAAGCTTTCTCCACCGTATTCACTTCTACCTCAGCTTCTTCAAACGCCTTTATCGCCTTCCTGTATTTCCCAACTTTAAATTGATAGTTTTTCTCCCGTTCACTCATCGTCTTATTTAACACCGCTTTCAAAGATTCAACTATCTTCTCCCTACAATCTTCCCCTTCCTCTCTTAACATAACTACGTCACTTCGAACGCCTCTGTAAGCCGGGTGTCTAGGGACTCCTTCGTCCGTCAATTCCATATAACTGAAATTTACCAAAGAATTTATAGGTATGTAATGGATAGACTCCGGATTCCAATACTCTGTACGTACTTCATCCGTTAGCCCCGTCCCTATGTTAAACTCGATTCCATTTGACAACTCGCATTTCAGAGACCCTAACATGCGATGTTTCCCGTCGCTTGCGGGTTTGTCGTACTTACCCGTGCCTGGTAGATACTCTTTTACAACAGCTTCGGAATCGTCTTGAACTTTCATTTTCAACAGCAGCTTGCTTCTTTTTGCTTCGTAAGGATTGTTTGGAGAACGGATCATAATACCTTCCGCTCCCAATTTTGTAAACTTTTCGTACAATTTCATCATATGCTCGTCGCTTCTTATTACATAGTTTTCCACCATCTTTATCGGACACTTTTTAGTCGGATTATTTCTCGCCCACTTATCATTCATTACCTTCATTCCCCTTGACAATATCGACATTCTTTGTTCGAACGGCTTGCTTTCCACAGAAGGACAATCAAATACCATAAACTCAACTTCTTCCCACATCTCATCTATCTTTTCCCGTGTCTGCGTCTTTGACACTTTCAAATTACTTATACCCGCCACCTTCTGAAAGTTACCTCGACCCATCCATATCTCTCCATCCAAAGCAATCCCTTCAGGAAGCAACTCCATAAACCACTCTGGCACATAAGTAAACACTTTTCCTCGCATCTCTTTCGTATCCTTATCTTTCGTAGGTCTTGCTACAAACTCTTTACCCGTCCAGATGCCTCTTAGACCGTCGTACTTTTCGCTTGCGTACCAACCTTTTCCTGGTTGAGGACATTTGTACGTTTTTAGCATCTTATCTGTTAGTGTAAGTCTTTGCCCCATCTTTGTACCTGTTGTATGGTACAACTTGTCTGCCAGCATTATGCCTGTTCCGGTTTCTGGAAATATCACGTATTTTTTGCCTTTTTCTTCAACGACTCTAGAATTTTTAGGAAATACTCTAATCTCTTGTGTCATTGTTGTAGTAAGCGTCTTTTGTTTATATACTTTGTATAATTTCTAGAGTTTTTTCCTAAGGTACTTTTATTTGCGATTTTTCTCTTAACATTAAAACATTTACTACTTTTAAATTAATCTTTAATGAGTGCTTGGAATAATTTCGGTGAAGGTCGTAGCAGTGCGGGACATGGCAATAAAAGAGAAATAATTGCATCTACAATTAAACTAAGAAATAATAATAACCAAGTCGTAGATTTTGAGGCTGACGAACTTAAAATGAGCGACAATGCCGACTCAACTAATGTACAACGTATGATTTATACACCTCAAGGAATGTCAGCCTACAGCCAAGATAAGGTCGATACAATAACGTTTAAAGGAGAAACGAACGGTACTGGTAAAATTGATGCCGCAAATATGGACATGTATTGTAAGAATCTTTACGTAGAAGGAGAAACTGTTAAAATCGACGCCACCATTTCATCAATTAAAGATCCAATTCTAGAACTTGGGGAAGCATCATCTGTTAGCGAAACTTTCGATACATACAGCAGAGGTATAATTTTACACACTAGACAAATAGCGATTGGTAAACAACCCGCTGGTACTTATACAGTAACAGGAGACTACCCCGGTATACAAAAAAAACAAATGTTTTTTGGTGTAGACAGGACGAATACTAGTGTAGGGTCGTCTCTTGATTTGAACGGTTCTACTAGTATCATTGGACCTACGTTTGTTTTATACCGAGATGTCTCGTTAAATGATGACGGAAACATTGATGTTGAAAATGATATTGACAATAACATAGGTTGGTTAAGAGCTAACATTTTAGCAAATCAATGGAATAATACAGGAAACGCAAATGTAGATGGAATACTTTCAGTGGGAGAAGGTCTTAGAGTGACAAATAGCACAACTATAATCGGGGACACAACCATAAGCGGAAACACAACCATAAGAGGCAACACAACCATAGCCGGCAACACAACCATAACCGGCAACACAACCATAACCGGAACGCTTTATGTAGACTACGCTTCCACTTTCTTAGACACTGTACACATTAACGGCGAGACAACTATAATCGGAAACACAAACATACACGGCGAGACAACCATAACCGGCGACTCAAACATACACGGCTCGCTGAATGTAGACAACGCTTCCACTTTCTTAAACACTGTACACATCAACGGCGTGACAACCATAACCGGCGACACAAACATAACCGGCGACTCAAACATACACGGCTCGCTGAATGTAGACAACGCTTCCACTTTCTTAAACACTGTACACA